CACCACGGCCAATCCAGTGCCGGAGAAGAAGACGGTCAATCCCAATCCGCAGAACAAGGTTGACCTTTCCAAGCTGAAAGGGAAGGCCTACTGGAAGGCACTTCGGCAGATGAAGTCGGAGCAGGGGATCGGGCTTCATCCTGGCGCGCCAGGCAACTCGTAAAGATTCGTAGGGTGGAGAAACGGCATCTCGTCGGCCTCATAAGCCGAAGATAGAGGGTTCGACTCCCTTCCCTGCAACCATCTGGAATTGGTCAAACCAGCCCGAAAAGGGATACCAGTAGCTCAACAACGAGAGAGTAGCCCGTAGGGGCTAGGTTATAAGTGCAAGTCTTATCTGGGACTAAGTTTTTATGTCAAGTTTTCTTTCCAAAAAACCTGACACGATTTATCTGCATCCCCAAGCCGCGAGGGGACCAGATCAAGCCGAAGCGGAAGATGACGACCACCGTACCCTGTCGAAAGACGAGAAAGAGGACGCTAACACCTATCCAAATCCTCGGCGAGTAGCTTTGATTGGTGGCGATCATGCAGTAAAGGAAAAACAAAATGAGTGACGTAGATTTAAGTGCATTGAATGGTGACTTTAAACAAGCCTACCAGGACAAGATCAAAGACTTAGTTCCCAACTACGCGTACATTCTCAAGAACACGACCGTAGAAAAAGGGATGAAGCAACTCGGAGACAAGTTCAACGCTCCGGTGAAAGTCCAGTCCGGCCAGGGATACACGTACAACACCGATGGCTCAGCCTTCGCGTTGAACGCGGCCATTGGGCTCCAGATGGAAAATGCTCTCGTACCGGCGTTCAGCCTCATTCGCCGAGACAACATCAGCTACACGGCCATCAGCCGTTCGGCTGGAAAGAACAGCTTCGGAAAGGCCGTTGACATCACGCTCAACGACATGACCGAAGGGGCGGGCTTCCGCCTCGAATGTACCTATCTCCACGGAACCCGTGGTATTGGTCTTTCGTCTTCTGTCACAGCCGTTAGCTCCACGCAGTCTACGGTGCAACTGACCGCCGATTCTTGGGCGACTGGCATCTGGGCTTCCTCGATTGGAGCGCAAGTGCAGTTCTACCGCTCTGACACGAATGCGTTAGTTTCTTCTGGCGCGGATTCCGTGTTCCAAGTGGTTGGTATGAACTTCACGTCCTTCACGATCACTGTCAATGGTACCACGACTGGCAGCACTGCTCTCGTTGCCTTGACCGCCACACCGCTGAACGTTGCTTTCAACGGCGCGTTCGGATCGACGTTCACTACCCCCATCGAAGGCGTTGGCTTAATCACCATTGCCTCCAACATGGGAACGCTGTTCAGCATCAATTCAGTGACGTGGCCGCTTTGGCAAGGGAATACGTACGACGCCGGTACGGCTCCTCTGTCCTTCGGCAAGCTGCAAAAGGCTATCACTCTGCCTGGCGACAAGGGACTGATGGGCGAAGAGTGCACCGTGCTGGTGCCCTTGACATCCTTCAGCGACCTCTTGACCGAGCAGGCGGCTGCCCGCCGATACGGCGATGTGAAAGGGAAGAAAATGGACAACGGGGCCGACGCCCTTGAGTTCTATTCTCCTTCCGGTACGATGACCATTGTCCCGCACCCGCTGATGAAGCGCGGCGAGGCTCTGCTCTATCCTACGGATAGCATCACCCGCATCGGTTCAAGCGAGCTGACGTTCCAGCTCCCTGGGACTTCCACGGACAGCTATCTCCAGGTTCCTCTCGGAGACTTCGCTGGGTACCAAGTGAGAATTTGGGCAGACAATACAGTGTTTGCCGAAACTCCCTCACATATGTGCTTGATTAACAATATCGTTCCGCGAAGCTAATGAAAGATAGACGAGCCTATCATCGCGAATATAATAGATTGCATCCCGAAAAACATCGGCTTGCAAGTCTAAAGTATGAGCAAGTTCATAAAGATAAGGTCGTCAATCGAAAATTGCTTTCGAAGTACGGTATCACCCTTCAGGAAAAAACGGAGATGTTTAAAAGTCAAAATGGGCAATGCAAAATTTGTTCATTACCCTTTGAAACACTCTATACTGCTCATGTAGATCATAACCATTTGACAGGTAAAGTACGCGGCTTATTGTGTCTTTCTTGTAATCATATGGTTGGAAAAGCAAGAGATAGTATAGTGATCCTCCAAAAAGCGATTGATTACCTTCGGTAGTTAATCACCTGTCTCAATACCTTGCCGCTGCCTCCCCCGACGGCGGCAAGAGTGTTGAGATGTAAACTATAAAACACAGGAGAATAAACATGGCCACGCTCGTTATTACAATTGTAACTCCTGATTCTGTCGCTATGGTGACGGATCAGTTGCAAGGCGTTGGAACTACTTCAAACTCAAACAATGCGGAAGCGATTATGCGAGCCGCGCGATACCTTGAAGGGGTTTCTAATGGTTCTTTTAATCAAACATCCTTCACTACGGCTGTTTCTTAATACGGCTTCCAAGGAGACGCTACAATGACAGACCATTTCGACGAAAAACATAAAATGATTCAGAAACTACTGGGAATGCTTAAATCCCACGCCGTAGGCGAGGTAGAAGGCGGACTCAAACATCCCGAAGGCGAGGGCGACATGCACGGCATCCAAGCCGAGCGCGTCGAGGTAGCCGATCACGACATGGATCATCCCACACCAGAGCATGATGTGGTAACGCATGAGTTGAGTAAGGGTGGAGTCGTGGAGAAAGTTAACGCCACTGATCCTACTCCTAACATTCATTCAGGGCCAATTCCCTACGAATCAGCGGAAGGTCATCCTGACAAAGAAGGATCAGCACATGAAGAAGCCACTGAATCCGAAGCAGAACGCGAAGCTGAAGGAGACGTTGAGCCGGTTTCCGAGCCAACCTCCATGTTCGCGAGCTTGTTCGCCAAAAAGAAAAAGAAGTAGTTTTGTAAGAAAAAATTCGTCCTTTTTCTTACAGGTTTGGGGTGATTTCCTTCGAAAAACCCCCGCAATTTAGTACAGGAGAAATATATGGCGGTTCCTCTTATAATTAACGGTGTAACCTTTCAATACCCAGTTGACTTTGACACAAATTGGGGAGTCAATGCGACTGGGTGGGCTCAGGCCGTCACCGCAGGTATGCTCCAGAAAGCCGGTGGAAGCTTCCCGTTGACCGCCGAGGTTGACTTCGGACCCACCTTTGGCATAAAGAGCCCGTACTACAAGTCAGAAAGTGCGGGCATCGCGACCACGGGCGTACTACGCCTAAGCGGCACGGACGTAATCGCCTTCAGCGCGAGCAACTATCCCCTTACGACCGACGGAAGCGGCAATCTGACGTGGCGCGGGGACATCATCGCCACGAGCACAGGTGATGTGACTTCCATAATTGGAACTGCCAATCAAGTCATTGCCTCTTCATCGACTGGAAATGTCACTCTTTCCCTTCCGCAAAGCATCGCTTTATCCTCTAGCCCTACATTTGCGTCAGAAATTCTCTCCAATACTACAAATCAACTCATCCTCGGTACAACCAATACTACTACTATCTCAGCAACTGCTCCTTCTGCGTCGCGAACGTATATTATTCCCGACGCGGGCGCATCGGCAAACTTCTTATTGGACAAGGGAAACTACACTTTAACGGGAACATGGACGAATGCGACGCTCGTGACGCCAGCCTTGGGCACGCCGACGAGCGCGATACTAACGAATGCAACAGGCTTGCCACTCACGACCGGAGTAACAGGTGTTCTGCCGATAGCCAATGGAGGAACGAATAGCTCCACGGCTTTGGCCAATGGCAAATTGATGGCCTCATCTGCTGGCGCAATCGTGGAATCATCTATATCAAGCTCTTCGACAGGTTCAGGAAGCGTTGTCTTGGCCACTAGTCCTACTTTGGTTACTCCCAATCTTGGAACGCCATCTGCGGTTGTCTTAACAAACGCCACAGGTTTGCCTCTTACAACTGGCGTTACTGGCATATTGCCCGTTGCTAATGGTGGAACTGGCGACTCTACTTTAACTGCCCACTCCGTTCTCTTAGGCGAAGGGACATCTCCTATAGCATTTGCCGGACCTGGAACCACGAATTTCGCTCTTGTCTCGACGGGAGCGACGACTGATCCAACTTTTCAGGCCATTGTAAATTCAATCACAGGCACCACCAATCAAGTCATAGCTTCTTCTGCAACTGGTTCAGTTACTTTATCGTTGCCGCAGAGCATCGCCACAACTTCTAGCCCTACTTTCGCAAGCTTAACGCTTACGAATCCTCTTACTGTTGCAAATGGGGGCACGGGTGACGCCTCTTTCACTGCCTACACATTGATTTGTGGCGGAATTACGTCTACTGGGGCTTTGCAGAATGTCGTTAGTGTCGGTTCTTCTGGTCAGGTTTTGACATCGAATGGAGCCGGTGCTCTTCCTACCTTTCAAAATGTAGCTGGGACAGGCACAGTTAATAGTGGGACAGCGACACATCTCGCCTACTATGCGACAAGCACGAATGCCGTAAGTGATGCGAATGGCGCATCTATAAATGGCAGTTATACGTACACCGGTGGAGCAGGCGCAATCACAATGTCTGGTTCGACGATTGCGATGGGAACCAACAAAATTACTGGTTTAGCAAATGGAACAGCTTCTAGTGATGCTGCCGCTTTTGGTCAAATACCGACGGTTACTGATTGGGCATCATATACACCAACTGTTACTGGATGCGGAACTGTTTCTAATGCACAATTTTGGTGGCAACAAATTGGTAAAACAATTTTTGTTCAAGGACAGTTTCAATGTGGCACTCCATCAGCAACAACTGTTACATTTTCATTGCCAAATAGCACCTCTGTAAATGGTTCAAAAATAAATGTTCTTATTGGAAATCCTCGTTTAGGACAAGCATTAAGAGTTGCAAATGTTGGTGCTTCATTTGCAAGTTCTGATTTCGGTCAAATATTTTCATCAGGGACAGATCGAACAGTTGTTTATGTTGGCATAGCTGCAGCTGGTGGAGGAAATATAAGTAAAAATACAGGAACAGATTTATATACTACTAGTGATACCGTTGCCGTACAGTTTTCTTATCCGATTTAAGGAGCTAGAATGTCTCCATATACTGTTGATTCTCTTTTAACCATGCTTCGTCTTCTTCCGCTCATGCCATCTGTCCAGGCATTGTTCTCGGACATGGACCTCACGAACATTATGGACTTTGAGATGAGTTCGAAGATTCTTCCGTTGATCGACAACCAAGCGGAGGAATACTTCATTGTCCCAGCCGACATTCCATACAATCAAAGCGTGACCGTATATCCGCTTCCCGTGCGGGCCACGGCGGACAAGCTGCGATCCGTCTCATTCGTGGACTCGAACAACAATGAGATTCGCATTCCCCGCTTACGACCTGAGGACATCATGTCGAACGTCAACTCCACGGGTTTGGCAATCAATCCCGCCTTATGGGGTTTCTATCTGCAGAATGACAAATGCGTGCTCTATTTGGGAAGCTTCACTGGAACAAGCCAAGCCTACAAGTTTCTCCGTTTGCGATATGTCAGAATGCCCAGCACGCTCGTGCTTTCCACGAATTGCGGGCAGATCACGGCCATTACTGGAAACGTGGTGACGGTCGGCAATGTTCCGTTGACATTCACGACTAGCGTGACCTATGACATTGTGTCGAATAGCCCTCAGATGTTCGTAAGCCAGGGCGATGACTTGACTGTCACTAACATCACTGGCAGCAACATAACTTTCACTGCGTTGCCTCCTACGGTTCAAGTGGGTGACTGGGTTTGTCTTGCCATGCAATCGCCGATCCCGCAGATTCCATTCAAGCCTGGCTTTCAGCTATTGCTCCAACTCTCGGCGGCCAAATGCCTTGAGATTCACGGAGACACTCAAGGATTTAATGTGGCTATGTCACAAGCGACCGACATGAAAGAGTTCTTTATTTCAGTTATAACACCTCGCGTAGATGGCAATGTTATTCGCTTGACGACGCCCAATTCTCTTTACGCCTGGGACTAGAGGTTCAATTTGACTCTACAGACAGATCCACAATACATACAACTCGACTGTAAGGGCCTATTCACGATGCCCAATAGTCTGTCGCAGGTGCCGAAGGGTTCCTTGCTACAGGCTCAGAATGTTGTTGTAGACTACAATGGCCTCCTTAGCGTGCGCCGAGGCATCAAACAATTTGGCACGAATCTTGCGACGCTCACGGGAAACCCGAACACGGAGATTTTTCAGGAGTTCTTCTACAAGGGTACAAAACTCATATGGTATGGGGATTCCACGGCAGCAATAGCAAGCGCGGCAAGGGCCTACTTCGCCTATGACAGCGACGGCCTCGGGACGTGGGTGCAAACGACCCACCCATTTCCTTCCCCTGCATATAAATTAACGGACACATATCGTTCGACGCAGAGCAACAACAATCTCTATCTAACATCGGCGAATGGCATATTGAAGACGGATGCTCCGGCAAATCCCCTCTATTCTGCTGGTGGATTGCCAGGGTTGGATGGATCGGCGGCCCTTACCGATGTCGCGGGATTCATGTCCACGAACACAGAAGTGGCCTATCGGATAACATGGACATTCACCGATGCGAACCATAACGCAGTGGAAGGCGCGCCAAGCACGCGTGTCGTTATTGCCAACAATTCTGGCGGCAGTCGAAACGTGCAGCTCACGTTCACCATCCCGCATGGCGCGACAACAGCCCAGCAATGGAAGATATATCGCTCCCCCATGTCAGCAACTGGAACAACAGCTCCGTCGGACGAGTTGCAGGAAGTCTTGCAGGGAAATCCCACTTCGACGGACATATCCAACGGATTTTTCACGGTAAAGGACACAGTTCCGCAAAGCCAGCTCGGCGCGGCCCTTTACACGAACTCCGGCCAGCAAGGAATCGCCCAGGCCAACACGATTCCTCCGCTTTCCAATGATCTTTGTTTTTACTTTGGCTATGTGATATATGGTTCTTGTACAACGCAGCAGAAGTTTCTCCTATCGCTTTTATCATCCGAGCCGCCAAATGGCATCCAAATTGGGGACACCTTCACCGTGGCGAACGGGGCCACACAGTTCATCCTCACGGGAGCCGCGAGTGAAAACATAGGCCTGGGCCAATTTCAGGTTTTCTCCGGCGGCACCCCTGGAAGCGACCTTGTTCAGACCAAACAATCATTGATCCACGTGCTTAATAGGCAGTCGCAGACGCTCGTGTATGCTTTTGACGCAACGGACCCGAACAATACCACGTCACTGCCAGGGGACTTCTTCTTGCAAGAACAGGGCGTAGGCGGTGGTCCATTCTACGTGTTTTCCTCGCGGTCAACGTGCTGGACTCCGGCGTTGCAGCCGATTCTAAACTTCACGATTTCCACGGTAGTTGACATGACCCATTTGACAGTTGTTTCTACCACTGGAATAACAGCTGGAGACACCATCACGCAAAGTACGTTCGCGACCACGGTGACCACCGTGATGGATGCTACTCATCTTGTTGTGGCGAATACGACTGGTTTCACCACCGGTACGGCGCAGGACATATCCGTAGGCTCCATATCGTTGGCTGGTGGTGGAAAGGGAATGGGCTTTTGTTCTAAGTTCCAGCAGCCAGAGGCTGTGCCCTTGGCGAACACCATAAATGTCGGCAATCCGAACTTTGAGTGGCTTCGTTGTCTTCCTCTAAGAAACAGCGTCATCGTGTTGAAGCAGGATGGATTGTTCCAGCTCACGGGAACCACGTTTCCATTCACGGTGACGACGTTGGACACTGGCACTATATTGACCGCACCAGAATCGTGCGCCGTGATGAACAACCAGGTGTTCGCGTACACGAACCAAGGCGTCGTGGCCATATCGGAGACGGGACCAGGGATCATATCTCGGCCCATCGAGAACATCCTTCAGCCAATAAGCTCCGTTTTATACCCAAATTTTCCCGTGGTGACGTTCGGAACGGCGTATCAGACGGACAGAAAGTACCTGATGAGCACGATTTCTTCTGCTGACAAATTCCAGAAGGCCACGATCCAGTACGTCTATGACACCATCACTGAGTCATGGACCACCTATCTCTATCCGATTCCTGTATGGGATATTCTTGAGAGCCCGACAGAGCAGCGATTGTATGTGACATCCGCATCCACCGCTTATCCGTATGTGTTTCAGGAGCGGAAGACGTTCACGCGCATAGACTTCGCGGATGTTGAGCTTCCCGTGATAATTACTGGTTTTAGTGGTACTACGGTGACCTTAACAGACACTTCACAAGTGCAACTAGGATGGAGCCTTGTTCAGCTGATAGCAGGAACGGGGAATTCCATATCGCAGGTTAAGAATATATCGGTCATCACCGGCATTTTAAATTCCACGCAGATTACTGTTGCAGACACAATTATTTGGGATTTGACCGGAACTCCATTTACTGCTATAGAACAACCCATTCCGGTGGCGGTGCGGTATTGCCCGATAAGCGGAACAGGCGCATATGCAAACATGCCTGGGAATCCAAGTCTTATAAAGTTTTTCAAGGAAGTGCAGTTTTTCTTCCAGAATGTTCAGTTTACTTCCGTGGGCGTGAGTTTTTCCAGTGATTTTTTGGCGAGCGCAACCACCATACCCCTTGTGCCGGTGGGGACATCTGTGGGATGGGGTCAATTTCCCTGGGGGCAAATTCCTTGGGGCGGCTTGGACCCATTCGCCGTATCATCCGTTCGCACATACGTCCCAATATACGCTCGACGTGCCCATTGGCTCAATTTGTCGCTCAGCTTGAATCAGGCGATGGTGGGATTCACGTATGGTGGTTGTGTGGTTCAATACACGGACGTTACGACTCGGAGCAAATAATGATACTTCCAACGTACAGGCGCATAACTGAGGAAGATTTGCAGGATGCTCCAAAAGGAAGTTGGAAGCAGAAGTTGCTCTACGCGATTAATCTATACTTTCAACAGATATACTATGGTCTGCAGAATCAGCTCACGCCGGAGCAAAACGATATTTGTCAGGTGAAGACATTCACGTTGACGGGCTCGTCCACGCCGAGCAACAACGTGTTCAGCTTTCTCACGCTGTTTTCGTATCAACCGAGTCGCTTGACCCTTGGTAAAATTGTTCCGACAGATGGATCAAGTCCAATATTTACGACTGCTCCCTTCGTGAGTTGGTCATTCGCCAATGGACTACTCAATATTTTGGGAATTTGTGGTCTCACAGACGGAGTGACGTACAGTATAACAGTAGAAATCCGCTGGGCCCCGATAGTCAATTAGGAGAATTAAATGCCATTCGTTGAAAACATGGATCAAGAAAAGGACCAAATGACCGCTCCTTCCGGTCCAGTCTCACCAATCGGCGGAGGAGGTGCGGTTCACCTTGCTCCTTCCACGTCTGTGGCTCCGGCTGGTGGCGGTCCACAACCAAGCGGTACTACGCCAACGTCGGCTGGCGGTCAATTTGCTACTTTAAACCAATATCTCACGGCCAACCAGGGACAAGCAGAACCCCTAGCCGGACAAATTACTGGCGGCATCAACAAGCAGTATCAAAACTTGGCCACACAAAATACTTCCACTTTAGGCGACATCGGAAAACAGGTGTCGGCCAATGCCGTCCCGAATGCCAGTGAGACGATAGCGGCGGAATCGGCCAACCCAGTATCCTTCGCTAGCAATCCGAGTAATATCCCTTCTTTTCAAAAGCTGTTGAACGCGACATACAACGGTCCCGCATCTGCCGAGAGCACGAATCAGTATCAAAATCAGCAGACGGCTATAAACCAAGCCATCGCCCAGGGACAAAATGCTACAAAAACCGAGGCGGGACGCGAGGGGCTTCTGCAAAACGCGGAACAGGTGAAAAGTCCTGGCGTGACTGCTCTTGACAGCGCGATTTTGTCCCAAAGTCCGACAGCCTTGAATTCTGTAGAAACTGCCTATGACCCATTCTCGAATCTACTGACGAGCCTCAGCGGCGGCGCGGCGGACGTGAACAAGAACATCGCACAGACGAAGGGCGACATATCATCGGCCAACGCGGCGGCGAACAAAGCCATAGCCGACCAAACAGCCGCTTTGAACGCCCAGGTGGGCAATGAGCTGACCACCGCCCAAGGGAACATCGCCGGATACAACAAGGACGTGTCTGCCTTAACGGGCGCGGCCACGTCCTACAATGCGGACGTTCAGGACTTCCTGCGGGCAAATCCGCAGATAACGAATCCCACCACCGCCGATTTTAGTGCATGGATGAATTTGCAGCCATATGGCGGGGCTCCAACATTGGCCCAGGTGGCAACGCCCCAGGACTACACCACTGCAGCTGCCTTGCAGACGCTGAATGGCCCGAATCCCGTAAGCACGAATATCAACGCGAGCACCGCTTCGCAAGCTGGTACGGCTCTTCCGGTTGACTATCAAAATATATTGGCTGCTTTGAGCAATGGTGCAGTGCCAGCAGCGATGACGAGTGAGCTTTCCGGCATTGGCGGCCAGATTACGAAGGCGATGGCTCCCTTTCAGGCAGCACAGGCGAATGCCGACGCCGGACGACAAGACTTTATGAAGATAACGGGAGAAAGCACACCAAACATCTACACTCCCGTGACTCCCCAAAACAATCCAGTCCTCTATGACGCGAACGGCAACAAGGTGCCCGCTACGATCACACAAACAGTAAGAAATCCCTCTTCTGGCCACGGCCAACCACCAACGATCCAACAATCAGTACCCAATCCAGCATGGCAGGCCTTACAACAACAGGCAAATGCCGCCGTTCAAAAGGCAAATGCGGGAGATGCTGCAAAACCTGGAGCAGCACAGGGCATAGGATGGGTTCCGCAGACAGCCACAAACTACAACAATCTCCTCACAAAATTGCAGGCCGACTTGGCACCCGTAGGCAGCATAAGTCTTCCGTCTGCTCCAACTCCTGCGAACGATAACACTCTGCGAACATTGAGAAATGCCGGTCTAGCGAGTGGGGTGGCAACAATTCCCACCGTGGCCGCTGAGGCGGGGAACAGAATCTACCAAAATCTTACGCAGAACAATATCGGGAACATAGCCGCCTCCATAGGAACTTTGGGCCTTGGGTCTTTGATGTTTGACCCAAGTGTTATCAAGAGTCTCGGATCGTCCGTCCAAAATGTTCTGGGAAAAATCGGTGACTTTTTTGGAGGTCTCTTTTAGATGATTAATGTGCAAAATGTCCTGAAAGTTCTAAAGAACACGATGCCAAAAGCGTCCGAGCCACAACTCATGGAGGCCATCAAAAAGTTTGCAAAAGAATTTCCTGACGTGAACGATGCTCAATTTCTAGCAGCAATGCAGCAATATATGAAGACAAAGCAACAGTCCCAGCCGCCGTTCCAAGGACTGATAAACAGGCTTCCAACAGGAGTACGCTAACATGGGCTTATTCGACAATCTATTCGGCTCTTCCGACACGGAGTCGCAAAAATATCTGCAACAGGCCCTAGCGGCCTATCAAAACGCCAATGTGCCTACCATCGCCTCCGAGACGGTGGGGAACCTCCCTATGGAGTCGGTGCAGGGAACTGTCACTCCGGCCCCCATCCAGGTGGCAGAGCAAGCCCCATCGGCCTACAACAATATTTCCCTCGATCCCGCAACAAGAGCCGCCCAAATGGCAGCTTTAGGTCAGTATACGGACATCGCAAATGCGGGCGGTCTTGACGCAAACGCCAAGTTAGCTCTTCAGCAGGCCATTGATGCTGCCAATACACAGTCACGAGGAGCGCAAGGCGCGATTATGAACGCAGCCCAAGCCGAAGGCCAAGGAGGAGGGGACTTCGCTCTCACGCAACGAGCCATCGCGGCGCAGGGCGCATCAAACACGGGAGCGGAGCAGGGACTGCAGACCGCCGCTATGGCGGAGGCCAATCGGGAAGCCGCTCTAAACGCTATGGCGAACATCGGCGGGGGCGTGAACGCCTCAGACTATGCGCAGGCTGCGGCCAAGGCTGCGGCTCAGAATCAAATTAATGCAGTAAATCAGGGCTACATAAATACCGCAAATACTGGCAATGTGGCAAATCAAATTCAAACTGGTGAATTCAACACGAACACAGCGCAAGGCGTCAACGCAGCCAATACTGCCGCTGGACAAAATAAAGTTTACTACAATGCGGCTCTTCCTCAGCAGCAATTCAACAATGAGTTAAACAAGGCGGCTGGAATAGCCGGAGTGAGCCAACAACAGGCGGGCGCAGCCCAGAACGCCACGAACGCGAACTTGGGATTTGCAGGATCGTTACTCGGAGCGGCAGGGACAATCGGCGGAGCTGCCATTGGCGGTCCGGTCGGTGCAGCAATCGGCGGGCAGGCATCTAAAGTGATCGGACAAAATCAGGGACAACCCATCTCAACACCGACAAACCCGAACCAGTATAAACCATTAGCCAACGGTGGAGTAATCGGTTATTCTAAGGGTGGCTACACCTGCTATGCAGACGGTGGTGTGGCGCACGATCATGCGATTTGTATGAAACTTGGCGGCCATATCAGCGGACATGCCAAGGTAGAAGGCGACAGTGAGGAGAACGACACAGTGCCCGCGCTTTTGAGCCCAGGGGAGCTTGTTATCCCGCGCTCGGTGCCAAAAGATGGCCCACACATGGAAGAGTTCGCCAAAAATGCCCCAGTCCCAGGCACGGGCAAGAAAGTCGATTTGACATCGTTCACGAAAGGCTACCGGAGAGGTAAATAAGATGCCATTACACGAAGGAAAGTCCAAAGAAGTAATAGCAAAAAATATACATGAGATGGTTGCGTCAGGCCATCCACATGACCAGGCCGTCGCCGCAGCGTTGCACAACGCGCATCCAAACGGCGGAAAGAACATGGCCGAAGGCGGAGAGGTCAAGCCGGACCCTAACGAGCCTGGCGTGCAGGATGCGACCGCGACGGATTTTCTATTGCCGTTTTTGCTAGGACCGGCCATGAAAGGAGGAGCTATTAACGAAGCTCTTCCGGCTATTGAAGGATTGGGCGAGAAGGGTGCAATCACAATTGCCCCGAAAGTGGAGGAAGCGGCGACTGAGAGTGCCCCGAAAGTTGAAGCCTTTATCAAAGGAATTCAAAAAAGCCCCACGGGCAATGAAGTAAAACTATGGGGCGTGCGCGGCGATCCTGACGAGATAGCCAAGCTAGGCTATGGTTCTGATCCTGCATCGGTGCCTGAACATATTTTGCGTGAGAAGGGTCTATTGCCCGCCGAGACGGGAGCTTCTACTCAATCCGCTCCAATCATGGAAGAAACGGACAAGCTAGGAGATTTGCCCAAAGTCAATGCAACGGATATCAATACTGTCTCGAAATATGCTCCGAATAACTATGAAAAAGGTGGACCCGTCATGCGATCCTCTTTGGCACATCCCGTGCCGAACGGCATGATGGCCCGAGCCATGTCCGACGGCGGCTACGCCGAGGGTGGCTACCCGCACGTCACGTTTTTAGAGAACGAGAGCCCCGAGCAGGTCAAGAAGGACACTCATATGGAGGGTGCACCGGCGGGTCCCACAACCACGACAGAAACCGGCGAGAAAGAAAATCCAGCGCACATGGCAAAGGGTGGCAAGACGCCACATTTCCTAGAAGGATTAAAGAAAGGAGCCTTGCATAAGGAACTTGGTGTATCCGAGGACAAAAATATTCCTGAAAAGAAGCTTGAACACGCAGCCAACTCGGACAACGAGACGCTCCGCAAGCGGGCGCAGTTCGCCATCAACGCGAAAAAGTGGCACCATGCCGACGGTGGCGCGATTCCACCGGCGAACAAGGAGCCGGAAAAGCCAAGCCTCACCGATCTATCGCACGAAGCCAAACTCAAAGAAATCTACAAGGCTATGGGCATAAAAAAGTACGCGGATGGCGGAGTTTCGGTCAGCGACGCGACGCCGAGCGGCCTGCAACCCTCTGCCCCGAGCCCGAGCGACCCGACATACTGGGACCAGATCAAGGCGGCACTCACTCAGGTGACATCCCCTATGGCCAGCGCGGCAGGCGCGGCGGCGGTTCCGGCCCAAGCGGCGGGAAGCGCGGCTGCACCACTGATCCCACCGGCTGTGTCTGCAGTTAATAAGCTCACCGGCGCGAGCTTGCCGGTTCCCACACCCCCGATAGCAGGCGGTCCAGCTACCCCGCCGATTTCTCCGGCTGCGATGCCGACGGCCCCAACTCCTACGATGCCGCCGATGGTTCCCTCGACAGCCATTGGAGGGACCAGTAGCACAGCGAGCAGCGACATGCCGAATCTCAAGACCATATTCAACCAGGACACGTCGAAGTTAACGGAAGGCGTGAACGCGGAAGACCGACAGGCCCTCGCAAACAAACTGCAGGAGCAGCAGCATGGCATCGGCAGCATCATAGCCCAGGCCGTCTCCGGCCTCGGCGACGCACTCGCGGCGAAGGGCGGCAGAGAGCAGCACTCGCTCCAGAACATATTCAGCATGGAGAAGACCCAGCGCGACGAGGCCCTGGCCAACTTCGACAAAGCTCGGCAGGACAGGATCGAGAAGCTACAGTTGCAGACGCAGATGGGCGACAACGCCTTGAAGCAGGCCGCTGCTGCTGACGCATATGGCGTGGATGAACACTTGAACAGCCTCATTGGAGCCCCGAAGGGCACCATGAAGAAGGACTTAAATACGTATTTTCAGCTCATGTCGGCTCAAGTGGCCAAGCAGGAGAAGGACGCGGACTTGTACATGAAGGCTCACGCGCAGGCAGGCACGGACGTGGACAATGCGGTGAAGAACGCCTCGGTCCTTGGCATAAAGCCAAGCTCAGCCCAGCTGCAGGCGAGCGGCGCGAAGCTGGCGGACCAGTATTTCAACAGGGCGAAGGGGAACGTCCTCGTGAAGCCCTCGGACGGCGGACCGGCACAGTGGATTCCCGCGCAGAACTTGCCAAAAGCCAAACAAATGGACCCGAATCTCCAGGTTCAACCGTAAATAGGGGTTAAAAATGGACTTTTCACAAATTGGCGGAACACCGGCCCACACGGGCAAGATAGACTTCTCGGCCATCGGCGGCATCCCCGCCGTGGGCCAGGACGAACCGGTAGACGAGACGACGGCCCTAGGCGCGGCTGGGCGCGGCGCGGCCAGTATGATACCCCTGGGGGAACAAGCTTATTCTGCCATTGCCGGAGCGGCGGAAAACAAACCCTATTTGCAGGAACGCCAAGAATTGGAAAAAGAAGTGGCCGCCGACAAGGCCAATCATCCCGTGGCCAGAGTGGCAGGGCAAGCCGCTGGGATAGTGGCTCCCGCGCTCGTAACGGGGGGTTCTAGCGTCCCAGAGAGCCTCGCGGGTGCCGCAGGCCAAGGAGCGGTAATTGGGGGCGGATTTGGGGCAGGAAACGCTATAGATACGCTTGCTGGCGGGGGTTCAGGAGCCAAAGCGGTAGGGGACGTGGCTTTAGGGGCAGGATTAGGCGCGGCAGGGGGAGCCGTCGGTCAAAAGCTTGCCGGATTGGCCACAGAGGCCGTCCCAGGCATCGAAGAATATGCCGCACGAAAAGCGGCCCAGGGCGTTGGTATGGGGTCCAAAGAGCTTGGCAATATGAGCCAACAAGAGGTCATTGACACCGGCAAAATGCTCATGGATAAAGGTATTGTGAGAGAAGGGGCTTCTACACAAGAGATGTTTGATGCGGCTAAAAATTTGCACGAAGAAGCCGGGCAGAAAATCGGGCAAATCGGTGCACAATCTAAAGATTTGGGCTTGACCGCCGATACAAAGCCACTCCTAGATGCTCTCGAAGCGAAATATCAAGCAGCTTCCCAATTAGCCAATCCAGATGAACGAAAGGCGGCTCTATTTTATAAGCGCGGTGCGGCGGACATCTTAGCTATGGCCAATCGGAATGGGGCTGAACGGATCGCTCCTGATATCCTCACGGAGCAACCAGGGAGTTTCGTGAGCTTCGATCAATTACAGCAATTAAAGAAATCTTACGGCAATTCAGCCTTCGAAAATGGTGCGGTAAAAAATCCAGCAGCGGCGGATGTCTACAGCCAACTTAGCGCAGGACAAAAGACCATCATTGACAAAGCGGCGGCAAATCCTAATCTTCCCGAAGATTTAAAAACCGCTATGTCAGATTATTCTAAACTCTATCCCGTTGTTAATGGATTGAAAGATGTTTTAGGCGGCGAACGTGCAGGGAATGTTCCGGCCAAAGGCTTTGGTATGATCGGAAAGCTTGTCGGACAAATGCCAGGCCAAGATAAGCCCGCTATCAATGCCCTCACCTCTATGGGTCTTCTAGGCGCGGGCCATCCTCTTTGGGCTATCGGAGCGGCCACTGCAACATTACAAAATCCTCGTGCAATGTCAAGCCTTGCAACAAAAGCGGCGGGAGCAGTTCCAGGAATTGCCGGGGCATTACCTATCGCTGGAGCACAACTTGCCACCGGCCCTATCCACCAGAATATGGGTGAAACGAAACCAGTTCATTCTGAACCTTCTACATCTACTCCTACTAGTCCTACGAGTTTAGATGTAAACCATCCGGCGATGGCTCCTTGGAAAGCAACATTTCAAAAGAATGCGGCCACTGCCACAAATGCGGGTGAAGCGCAAAAGTCTCAAGCTATCACAGACTTCGTGTTGAGTCAGCGCGATCCATCCTACGCAGCGGCAAAACAGAAAATGTCCGATAATCCAGTGTCTAAAGAATCATCCAACAGTCTACCAAATCAACCGGCCAATAATCCTGCCAAAATGGCAGAAGGTGGAGTGGTGGCCAAGAAAGGTGATGGACAATTTAACACCGACATGAAAGATCAACTCCAGGCATTTATAAAAACAAAGAAGGAGAGTTATGATGCCAAGCCTCGATAAGCGTTTGACAAGCCTTGAAAAAACTGTGGAAAATCACTTAATCGAGTCTGGCGAAATTCGCGGCGATCTGAAGTGGCTGAAAAAAATGATTTGGTTCGTGCTAGGCTCTCCAGTTCTCGTGGAAGCTATTAAGCACGTTCATCTCTGGGGGAAATAGATATGGAGGGAAGTGTATGGCAATTATTTGTCCAGGTTGCAACCTCTCTATTGAACCTATTGCAATCTTCGAGCACGATGCAAAAACAAAACAGTGGTGGCGCATCACCAAGTGCCCCCGAGAACGTTGCAGCTTCAATCTTGACATCCACGAGTGCGACAAGCCCGCTCCTAAGAGTACGAAGAAACCTATCGATGTCGACGACAAGCAGTCTGGTTGGAGATATGGACTTTAGGGGAGAACGCTTTTGTTTTACGCTGGAGAATCGGGCTTTATCAATTCCAGCGGGACAATATGGCCTAGACCTCTATGACTCACCTCATGCAGGACATCTTGTACCAATTCTAAAAGATGTTCCGAACAGAAGTGAGATAGAAATACATTGCGGGAATGTTTTCCAAGATAGTAAGGGTTGTATAATTCTCGGGGATCAACGCACAGGAGACACATTAGAGGAATCGAGGGAGGCATTTGATCGTTTGTTTCCATTGATTCAATCCGCTTTAAAGAACGGCCCCCAATTTATAGAAATTATAGAATGATGTAACCAAAAAGAAAACCACGCCAATAAAACAAATATTCCCACCATAACAACTAACTTACCTAATTTCATAATTGCAAACAGTGGCATGCCTCTCCTGGCAATCCACACCCCTCGCAATTCATTCCGCACTCCCAATAATTCCAAGGGATCGAAGTCCCCAGTAGGCAATTAAAAAATCTCCGCCGTTGTATTGCGTATCGGGCACTTTATTTCCTACCCAATCGTCTACTGACGACAAATTACGAAGCCAAAATGAATCCTGGGCACCCATGCGCCATAAGGCGAGTGGTTGGCGCGAGCGTAAGTAATTTCCCCACTTGAATGATTCTACTCCCGCACGAGTAGAATTGATTCGTTCAATGTTGCTTCCTTTGTCTTCAAGCGTCATTTCACGTAAATGTCTCCTTATACGGTCCTCATAAGCTGGATCATACAAGCAAATCCGTCGCATGAGAAAGTAGACGAGTGGATTGGCCGTCTTTCGTTCCATCCGCCATGTGCGAAGAAGGCCCCTCAAATACATTCGTTGTGTGTCATGATCTTTCTCCAAATCACAAAGAATAGTGTAGTGGATGGCGGCTCGCACGGCGCAGGAGTCCTGCTTCCACCACCAGAGCTTGAGATTCGCATAGGGAATGAGCGGCTTGTATAATGACAAGATGTCGTTATAGGCCACTTCATAGCGGACATCATCCGTCATCTCGTGCGCCAACTTGTATATTACCAAGCAAAGGGTCAAGTTAAGGGGGTCTGTTAGATAACCATCCACCAATTTCCCGAATGGTGTCGGAGTCTCATCGGCATTCACGAAACAATTATCGTGAGCGAGCAATTCATTTGCTAACCCGACAATAAGTCCTCGCGACATATTTCGCGACAAAATGTCGCCATATTTCCAAAGGAAGTAGATACCCAGGACATGGCCGGATGCTTGATCGTTGGAAACGTTGTCCTCGTACGTCGCGTCGGAACGCCAGCCACGAATGAGACGAATCTCGTCACCAGAATCCGACACTTGGTGCATCCTAAGCCCCAAAGCGCAATCCTTTAGTTTGCTAAGAGTAATCTCGTCCTTCGTAACGGCATACTTGCAGGCTGTCATAGCGGTATAGATGCCATGATGAAGGCATTGATCGCCGGAGTTGCCTGGGAGAGTGTAGAGATAGACCTTGCGAGCGGGCCACCAAAAACGCTCCATATCCATAGAGAACTTGGCTTCCTTCTCGTTCAATCTCTCGGCGTATTTAATATCGTCGGGCCGAGTGAATTCCTTGAAGGGATCGTAGGCCCAATTCACGAAGTCCAACAACCACGCCAATCCGACTTTAAGATAGTTGACTATCCACATTATTGCTTTTTTCATCGAGAGTTCTCCTCTGTCGCCGTCCCATTCCACCACAATTTCGGCACACATCCAAAATTAAGCCCCTATTCGTACAGCCCGAGCCACCGCAATCCTCGCAAATGAACCAATCGTTCATTTGCAAAGGGCCTTATCGGTACAACCATCATTTAAACCATATCTATACATACTATAGAGCGTGAGCATGAAGTTCTTGCTTCTTTTGTACCGTGCTACGCCATCTTGGCATCCCTTTATGTAGGTATATGCGAAAAGAGGGAAGAGAATCAAGGAAAGCAACAAGCCCAAACTAATGAATCGTCTCACTTGCCACCTCCACTAAGAATTTTCAACAACATCCCCACCATTGGATTCTTCCATACGCCTAGAAACTCATTGATTGTCTTAGCCGACACACCACCATGAATGCCGCTCTCAACCCCATTGTAAACAAGCGTCCAATCGGTCAAAGCCAACACTTCGCCTTTCTCGTTGATCCACGGGCCTCCACTATTGCCACCGTAAAGTGTACCATCGGTTAGCAAGTAGTTTTCTTGGCTGCCGCTAATGATACCGAAACTCACAAACCACATCATCAAGCCTTTTGTGTTACCGATGATCGTTATGGGTTCCCCATCATAGTGCTCCTCTTGAAATGTCGCATAATGTTCCAGATCAATGGATTTGTCAAGTTCAAGGATGGCAAGGTCCACCGACTTACCGACGAATACAGGTTTTCCTTTAGCCACGACACCTACAGGAAAGGGGAAAATCCACAAGTCATCCTGCGGACTTCGTACCATATGAGCGCATGTGAGAACATGCGTAGCGTCAATGAGGATGCCGGTACCACGACCAACACCACCAATGCCCTCATTGCTTATAAGGACAGTGAAAGCCTTGGTTCTAGCGATGGCCGCGCGGTTTATTTCATAGCCGTGATAACGCGTGGTAGGCATTTTAGCTCTGATTTCCGGTATACGATTTTTCTTGTATCCGTAGATTCCAAGGCCAAGCAGGATGAGAATGGCGCACGTTCTAATGGTTCGTTTCATTTACTTCTCCTTTGGCTTAAATCCTATTTTCAGGACTTTCTTGCCGGACAACAATGGACTCACGTCTCGTACATACTTTGCTTTATGTCGCTTTGTCAATTCTCGCAATAGCAAAATGCGATCTTTTTCCGCCTCGATATGATATCGTCGGCAAACACGAAAAAATAACTCAGCGGTACGAATATTTGTGAGGAAACCTTCTTGCACCATAGTCCCTCCTAAAACATCAACCAAATACAAAGCCACACGAGTGCTGTCCCAATACCCGCGATGCCCGCGTATATAATAACTACTCCTAACATAATGATGTTATCGCTCATTTTCCTTCCCCCGTTGTCAATCGCTCGAAGTTGTGCTTCTCTCGAAACTTTCTCTTTCTTTTGGCTTCATTTTTCATGTCAGTATCCGAGCGACCCCAAAAATACTCCGCCGTCAAGATACCGGCAATATATAATTCTGTGAGGGTCGTAATGATCTCGTAGACACTCATTTAATTCTATCACCCGTGGCCCACTTGCCACAAGTTTGGCATTGCCATTGTTGATACTTGAACTTATTTTTCACAGAAAAGCCCTGCTTAGTCATATGTCCCTTGTCACCGCAGGTTTTGCACAAGATAGAAACCTTTTCTGCAAGGAAAGGCGTAGGCATAGACTCAGGAGCCCATGCCCGTATCTTCATGTAGAATTCTTCAGTGGAAAGAACGTCATGGATATTGTAACGTTTCATTTCCTCCCAAGCTCGCTTATTTCCCGCAATACATTCCGTCCACAATGACAAACCAGGAAACTTCTTGTGCGATAACTTCTTATATTTAACACAGAATTTCTTCGTCAAATACTCAAGGCCATTGGAAGTAAAGGCAGCGACCTTTTTGACGAGCCTAAACGTATCTATGTGCCTATAAGGACGTGGGGGCTTCATCCCGTGCAACATGAAACGAGCATTGAGGCGAGGACTATCAAACTTCTCGCCATTTTGTGTGATAACAACGTCAGCCTCATCCAATAACTTCCAAAGCTCAAGAAGCAAAGGCTTGTCATTCTCTATTTTCGCAGCATTTCGCTGATCTCGATAGATAACCTTCGACGGCGGATCACCGAGCCACTTTGCGCCCCATGCTAAGACATACCAGTCGGTTTTCAATTGCTTGACATCAACATATTGGTCCTTTAACGCCCAAATGTAGGCCGTCATAGGGGCTGTTTCTATGTCGAATACCAGCACTCGAAGATTTGCCATTATTTGGCTCCCTTTTTGCTTATAACGCCGAATCTATTTTGCATTCTGTTCCAATCGTCATATAATTCCTGCTTTGATGCTTTGACGAAGCGGTAGCGGAAGGACGCTTTGAGAAGAGTGACATCTTGTCCTCCGTACCGCACGTAACCGCTAAAGCCACCATTCACCATAGTCTGAGCGGGACATCCGCATAGTCTATAGTCATGGCGGGCACGGCTAAAGAATTCTACTTTGCATTGTGGACAAGTGATCGTCCATACGCGTGTCTTTGTCTGTGCTTTGGTCATTCCTTGCTCCTTTCTTCCTGTATGACTTCCGCGAGCAGATGTGCGCTTACCATGAACTCATAAAGGACCTGAATTGATCCCTCGAAGCCAAGATGCTTGTACATCTGGCGTAGCTCGAACTTCATTTGGGCTATGTCAAGCTCCGACGGTCTATTCATCGAGGAAAATCTCGTGCGCGGTAAGTTGTTCATATATTCCATCTTGCTCATACTTATCATTATCTGTTAAAATAGTGCTTCCAAGCCAAATAACATTTCGCGTAAATCCACTATCGGTATTTAGCTCAAATATAATCATCTTTTCCTCCGTTGTTCTGCCGTTTTACGCTTATGACAAAGTTTGCAAATAGCGCGTTGCGGTCCAAAAAACATGCGCTCGATGAAACTTTTGATGTCGCGCCAGTCATTGAATGTTCCAAGTGGAGGTTCGTGGTCAACTTCAGCCATTTGAATATACATTTCGCGTGCACATATTGGACAAACAAATAAACCATCTTCTGTTGTAGCGGCTTTTATAATGGCTCGTCGTTCTGCACTCCGTGACCAAATCAAACGAATCGCTGAACGGAGTTTCATTTCAAGTGTCTTAGCCTTTTTCATCTATAATATCCTTTTGTTGCCATTATTATACAACTTTGCATAACGCATAAGTGCGGCAATGACGACGCATCGTGGCGACTTATGTGTTCGTTTGGCGACATCTTTTATCATGGACCATCCTACCTCGTCAAAGTGAAGCTTTCCCCGACGATAAACAGCTCTACCAATTCTCTTAAGCATTGGGATTCCTCCAGCAAAATTCCACGTATTTATTCCATACTGCCCACATTGCGGGAGTAAAACGAATCCAACTTTCATGCGAACATGCTGGTTGTTCAGCAATATATTTTCTATCTGCATTCCACATAGCTCGACCCATCTCTCCGATGATAAGGCCAAGTTCGCCATTCAATGACTGCTTTGTCCTAGGATTAAACTTTTGCGTCATTCCAATTCGTGCCATATCCTACCTCCGCTTTGAGTCGTAGTGTTGGCATCCACTTAGGTGACCGTTCCATGCAACTTTTAAGCAGACCTGCCGCTTCGCTGTCGTATCGCTCGTCACAGACCGCGAGAATTTCATCGTGCACTTGGCCGACGCAACGGAGGCCGCCCGCTTCGGCCTGGGTTATGGCCTCCTTGCAAAGCTCTCCGGCGAGTGCCTGGCATATGTTCTCGATGATTTTGCCGCCGTAGAGCTTCGTGGGCTCGGCGACGTAGACCTTGTGGTACACATCGTAGACCCATTCGTCATTCTCCAATCTCAAATTGGGGTACTTGATCTCCAACCCTGAAGGCAAAATAAGTGCGTTTCGGCGAACTTTGATGAACGGTGCAAACCAGATACACCCAACTCTGCCGGTCGCGATTAAAGGTAAAAGCGCATGTGTCTGCTCCCATAGTTTCGGGACATTGAAGTATGTATCCCGATAAAGGCTCACTGTCTTCCATGCTTCCTCCTCGCTTATGTCCATGCCGGTCTGCGTCTTTACTGTAAACCTGAATTTCTTGGAGCCCATGTTATACCCAAGCCCGAGTATAGAACATTTACCGAACTGGCGTTCGATCTTGTCTGATTTTGTAATGCGGCGTCCATATTTAAGTGAAGCAAAGTCACAGTAGATGTCTTCGTTGTTTATGATTTTGCCCATAAGCTTGGGTTCTTTGGCTAACCATGCGAGGAGTCGTAATTCAATCGCGGCAAAGTCGCCCACAACCAAAGAGTGTCCACGAGGAGCGCAAATCGCGTCTCGTAGGAAGCTTTGGCGCGTAAAGTTCTGAGGATTTCCACCGGCACCGGAGCCACCTGAGTAACGATGTGTTTGCACCGCTCCCGAAAAGCCCACATCAAAAGGGAAGGTCCCAGTCTTAGCCACCGATAGAAGACTCTCTCCCCTGGTCTCAAGAAGGTTCGACTTGCTTGCGATGCGGGCGGCGTGGAGGACGGGGTTTTCGATGGCGAGTCTTGCAAGGCCCTCGTCAGTTCTGGCGAACGCAGGAATCTGCTTACCAGTCCGGCTCGAAAGCTTTGTGGGGACTGGTATCCCTTGCGCGGCAAGATGCGCCGCGAATTGTTGATTACTAGAGAGGATGGCCTTATCCACCCCGCTTTTCTTGATGGCTTCCTCGCGTCTCGCTTTTTCATTTTGCACTCCTTTTTCCAGAACTGCGGCGTCAAGAACAAGTACCGGTTCGACAAAAGCACGGATAGTCCAGTCGATAGCTCCGAGTTGACTTGCCGGAAACTGCGAAATAAGCTTTTCATATATCCCCTTGCACAAGTCCACGTCGTTCTTACAATACTCGCCTAGAGCCGCCAGTTGCTCCGCCGAGGGCTCTCGGACCCCCTCGCACGATATGTCCCCTTTGGCGGGCAAGCCAAGATACTCAGCCAAGCGTTTGAGGGAGTATCCCGACACATTCTCCCCTAAAACCGCCTTAGCGAGCCCTACAGTATCCAACCATGCAAAGGGCTTGACATTGAATCGCCACGCCAAGATGGAACCGTCGAAGCGGGCATTATGCGCCACCACAACAGTATTCTTCCAATCCACGGAGTTGATCCATGCTACCATCGCAGGGAAACCATCCTGATTGGTCACCCAATGCGTCTTGTCTTCGTCCAAGAAACGATAAGCGACGCCATGCGGCCAAAATCGGCTGTCCCGCACGTACTCTGTGTTGCTCATCGCCTTCAAGTCGTAGCCACTCTTCCGATCATAGAAGGTCTCGAAGTCAACGACCACGATGCGCTTGCCCTCGTAAGTTAGAATGGCATCTCTCCTGTTCCTTCACATGTTAAACAAGTGTTTTCTTTTACTTGCATTTTGAGTTTTTCTTTAACCATTTCTGCTCCGGCCAAATTAAACGCAACTGCAACGGCATGGTCCTCATCAAGATCGCCGCTGAGCCATTGATACATGTGGCGAATTGCGCTTGCCTTAAAACGTCTAAGTTCTTCTTCTGTAGCAGCTTTTCGCCAATTATTCTCGCCATATTTTCGTGCTCCTCTTGCCATAAGCTCGGCCCAACGCTTGAGAAATACCGCATCAATGAGATCATATCGTGGTTTGTCATCTTGTGTGTCCCTCACCATTCCTGTCGTGAATTCCTCGCGTTTTCCACTGTCTTTCGTGTCAAAACTCATGTTTATTCTCCCTATTTGTACTGTTCAATAGCTATATTTCCCATATGCCAATAGAAGGCACCCAATGCTCCGAAAACAAAACAAATCGGCCTACCCGCCGATGCGAATATGACAGCGATGATTACTGAACTACCCGAATTGAAAAACCAAAGCTTCGGTCGCCAATTCATCGAGACACACTCTTAAATACATCGCCATTCTCGGATTGTTTCTTGTCCTCGTATGGCGCGGCTACGCGTCTGTATATTTCTGCTTGAACACATGCCAATACACCTATGACCTCATTCAACGAGGTGTATGAGACTCCTCTTCCCATCAAGTAATTATCCACCAGCTCGCTAATTAAGAAATTCAATTCTCCTGGTTTTGTTGCTTTGCGACCGTCTTCCAACGATGCCCGTATAGCCTTGTCGATGTATGGCATTTACTTTACCTCCTCAGTATCTACCCAGCCCCACGTCACATCATGCTTTTCCATAATTCTTTGGAGCAAGCGCAATGCGGTTAACTCATCTGCGGTTGTGAGAACACAATCACTATTATCTATGACGCGAAATACCTTCATTTTAGCCTCCGTTTGAGATACGCTAACGCTTGTTTCTGCGTCGCACATATTTTTGTGGCGAGTATCGTTGTGAAGTTGGTGAGTTGCCGGTCATACATACGTGGGGCTACGAGGATGATGGGCCGCTTATGCTTGAAATACATGCGAGCCATTTCCCACGCGGTACCGGAACTTGAGCTATCACCAGTGAGCACCACCACGGATTTGCATTTGTCGAGATTCTTAAAGTCCTTCGCGACATACCATTTCATTCGCCGCATATCTGGCTTCGCATCAATGACCAAATGGGGTTTGATTAACTCGTCTTCCGCCGGATCATAATATTTAAGGCCAAGTTGCTTGCAAATCACTTTTGCGTTCTCGCGTTCCGCAAGCACATCTCGTCCGAGCCGCTTGTGCATAGCTCCCGCGAGATAGCAGTCGTATTTCAGATTCTTCACGTTAGTTACTCTCCTCTTCAGGGTAATCTTCCCAGTCGAAACATTCGTTGTGAACAATTTCAATACACCTTGTTGGGTGTTCAATAGCAAAGGTAGTATCACTGTCTAACATCTTAAACTTGGCCACCATGATGGCAACCACATCATCACCGTCTTTGAGGCCATAGTCGCAAATAGGACAAATTTTAGTCATAGTATACCTCAATCCCATAGGTTTTGAAAACATTTGCTGTACAATTTTAATCCCGCCTCAAGACGCCTTTGGCGATGCCTACATAATGATAAATATTCTTTGCGACTAAGGCGTTTGTACGAAATCATGTCATCTTCCTCATCTATAACTGCTTGAAATCCGTCTGCCATCTTGAGAAGGCGCATATGCCATCCTTTCATCGTCATACCGCAAGGATGTCCTATCTTGTTATCCGCCAACCGCCGTAAAGCCGCGACATTGATTCTAGCCATATGAGAATACCATCCCCATACATCACTATCTGAGTATCCTCGGTATCCGCGCTGAATGAACCATTTCGCTTGATAGTACCAATCTTCGACCAATTTCGACGGCTTAACGAAATAATAGGCATAGTTGTAATTACCACCTAGGGGGCCAGCCTTTGTGGTCCAATCGGGCATCAAATCGAAATACAATTTATGCCAGTAAATGCTACCATCCTTGAGAAGATACTTTTTAGGCATGAATTTTAGCACACTGTTCTCCAATAGTCCGAGTGTTTATAGCCTGGTATCTTCCCTTCAAACAATTCCCCATAATCTGCTTGACTAACAATCTCTTTATACAAATGGGGCCATTTCTGTACCGCTCTTTTATATATCCATACATAAGCCCTTTGCTGAAGAAGAATAACCAATTTATTAAACCACTGCCAAACTTTAGTATTTGCGAGCCAAAAATCTAAACGCATAGGCCACCATGTTGGATACCAATAATATCCTGGTCGATAGATCGGATAAATTCCGTGCCAACCAAACGAAAGAATATTGACACGAACAGTTCCCCACTTTTCTTTTTGAGAATTTCCGAGCCGTGCCCACTTATTCAGCCAATCGCCGATATATTCGGCGGCATCATTTATACCTTGCCAGTCTACGTTTTCGTCAGACCAATCATGCATTTTTATTTCTCCTATAGCCATAACCAGGATTACCTTTTTTAAATCCCACTTGTTTTAATCTTGCCGCATTATAGTTATTACGACCTTTATCCATCATATCTTGGGTATTCTCTTTTGCCGTTCCCAATTTTAAATGACCAATATTTACACAACTAGGATTGTCGCAAACATGCAAAATAAACATACCTTTCGGTATTTGACCATTCGATAGAAACCAGGCATAACGATGAGCACGTCGATACGGTTTATATTGAGGCCCTAACAAACCATAACCTTTGGGATTCTTAGAGCCTTTCCAAAACAGGCATTCGCTTTTTGGTCTCATTTCTACAAAAGTCCAAAAGTTCCGCACTTAATCCCTCCCTAGCATGAAACGAGTGAAATCAAGCCAACAAATTTCGCAACAACCTTTTCGATTTCGCCGATGGCACCAAAAGCAATAAAGAATTCGATTGGCCATTTAGTCATTTAATCCGCGAACAACAATCCCATTATCCACATCTTGCACAGAAGCATAAAACGGTTTTGTCTTTTTTGCCATTGTGCTTTTGACATGCCAAACCATTGACATATTCTCTTCAACTTTACGAACAATGAGACAAAACTCAGCGGCAGCCGGTATTCCTGTGCTTCCAGACAAAGTGCTCATATTCGGTTCGCCTTGCGGTTCACCGTTTGGATAAGCATTCTTGTTTTCATGGTGGATGAATAAAAACGTACAACCAATTTCATTTCGTAGCGATTTCACTCGTTCTAACACTTTTTGAATCTCCGCTTTATCATTCTCGGGCACAGTATGAAAGGCTACAAAGCTATCGACGATAACTAAATCAGGCCGCATCTCCAGAAGTTCTGTTCGGAAAGCTTGGAACGAGGAGTCTAAGTTTAAGCGTATGGTCGTTCCAGATTTCACACTCAATGAATCTCTGAGTTGCGAATGGGAGATTCCCTTGGCTGCAAGGATGGAGCCGAAACGCCTCTGCGTTTCTCCTTTCCATCGCTCCTGGTCGATGAATAAAATCTTGCAGTTTGTCACCGGAAACATCCCAAGCCACATGCCATCGCCCCGAGCACACTCCACAGCTAAATCGGCACACAACCACGTTTTTAGTGTTTCGGGCAAGCCAGCGACGAAACCGATTGATTTTTTTGCTATATAGGGTTTGCATATCCAGTCCACCTCTTTTATATCCTCTAGGAATGTATCTATTGACTCAGACCGCTCGGACCCAGTATTAGTCTGCGGGTAACGTCGCCAAATCTCTGTAATTTTATCTCGAAGTCCTTCATAGGGTCTACCGTCAACAAGTGCATAAGGGTGCAAGAGCTTGAATGTATCTTCTTCGCTGAAGTTATGTACTCTAAATTTACCGAGAACACTGATAAGAGTATTGTGTACATGGCCTTTTTTCATCTCCTCAAGAGCGGCAGCAATCCATCCATCAGGCTTACGAATTGTACTCGTCAATCCAGCTGGCTTTGAAGGTTCTTCCGCGAGGCTTTGCGGGAGTGGGGGTAGAGCGATACGCGATAGTGGTGTTGTTTTCCAACAATATCTCTTTCCATTCGGATGAAGGCTTGGCGGGGAGACTATATAGCCACCTTCGCCACGCGTATCGACCCCTCCCGCTAATTTCTTCACAGAATTCTTTAGTCGGCCCCCAGGGTCCGCATAAAATAACTGACTGCCACTCCCCGTCAAGGCCGTGACTAATGATGAGAGCCCTAAACGTCTTCCCGAAATTATCCCTTCGGGACCATCCAAATCTATTACCGCTAAACCACTCTTTTTCCCAGTCGCTATGCCCACGCTCGCGTTTGGCCATTTTGTCCACCATTCCTTTATCGTAGCGGCATCCGTCGTTGCATCGGTGCATCCATTTGCCGTGCGCGGATGTTTACCTTTGCATCCAAACTTCCCGCATGAACATTCAAGTGCCGCACAACCATCTAAAAGATGATTCCACGTCGGTTCGTAGACGGGAAACACAGCGAAGCCATCGGCGGCGTAGCGTAATGCGTGTTGCATCATCATCTCCCTAGGTCTATCCATGCTTCACGCTCCCGACAATACTTGCATCGACATTTCTTTATCTTAGTGACCATAAAATAATCCTTTCGATAATTGCATCAAATAAGTCTATCATTTTAGCCCGCATAGTTTCACCAATTCTTCCTTGGCCGCTTGAATGGCTTTGTTCCATTCCGCCAATGATGCAAGTTTACGATTGATTTGCCGCGCCAGCTTCCGACTCTCCCGAATGCACACTTTGATTTTCTTCACCGCTTGCCGCTTGTTCGACGGGGGCTTTTTCATTGTTGTCCTCCCTCTCAAATTGTTTCTTCAAAAGCAAATCTTTGTACCATTCCGGCAAGCCTCGCACGACCATTCTCGATATGTGCGGCCATGCAAACGCGAAAAGCTTGTCCATGATCTCTTCGTGGCACTCGCGCTTAATGTCCACTGGTACTTCTTTCATCAATAAGCCGATGTCCTGCGGTGCATCTGTGATAAGCCCCTGTTCCAAAAGATGCTGCAAAGCTTTCTGCCAACGCGCTTGTGTGCCATAGGATGTGCCAAGAGCTGCCACAATGTCATTGACCGTGGGATTGTCGGCCTTCCACATATGTGCGTGCACTTCCTTGAATGCCTCGCTCACGAATTTGCCCATAAGCACTTTCTTATCCTTGCCAAACAAGCCATAACCTACTGGCTTCACTACGACGCCTTCAATATTTTGACCACCAAGAATGCTTTGCAAGTTCAAGAAATGACGGAATTCCTCGATGTCTTTGACAATTCCTTCGTGCAATAATGGAACAGTTTCGAGTCCCAAACGTTGAGCTTCAGCAAACTTCTCTTGATACGAAAGAAACTCGCATTCGTTGATTTCGATGTCAAATATAATAAGATGTTTCTCGGGGATACGTTTGTAGATTAAAGCATTATGCTTAGGTGCGCGAAGATATTCACAACGGTATGTCCACCCAGGATGGAGTTTATCTTTCAACTCTTTTACGGTGGCGACAGCCAATGAAAACATCTTATCGGGCGCATCCAACACCATTTCAACCCCTTTAGAACGAACCCGCAATTTAAAAGGTTCTTTCCCTCGGGATTGTTCAAATTCGGATGTTTCGATTAAGCCGAATGAGAATTGTGAGCCGTCCACTTTCTCTTCGACATATACCGGCCCTTTGAGCAAATCTGCTATCGCCTTATGGCCCATGTTGAAAATCGAACTATAAGAATGCCAACTATTCATCTGCTGTCACTCCTTCAGCGGGTGTTTGTATTTCATCGAACATTGCCCGCAGCTTTAAGAATTTACTTAACACACGCTTCCCGAGTTTGAACTCTTTCGTCGTCAATTTGAATCGCGGTTTATCTTTGGAGACGTGAACGATCAACCCAACTCTAACATCGACGCCTGTTTGTTCTTTATATGCTTGAGCATAGGCGGCTAATTGCAACTCGAAGTCATCATAAATGCGACTACTCGTTTTCCAGTCGATCAGCCTAAGTGCTTTACCGATATGGCCCACAGCGTCAAACGTACCGCTATAGGTATACAATTTACTTATCACTTTCAATTCCGTATGATCTATTGTGCCATCCACGTTCACAGCCCAATCAATCCATGACTCCATCATCCCTACTACGCGGGGAATACAAGACGAATATTTTTCCATTCTCGCCGTGAATTTTCCCGTGTCAAGATACTGCTCGACACAATCATGGAATGCCGTTCCAACAGCAGCGGCGATATCCATTTTACGCGTAGCTCGTGTACCCCACTTCTCGCGCCAATTATCAAGCCACGGCTTTGGTTCAGCGCGCATGATAGTCGTCACGCTTGGATACCAAATTCCGTCGATGAAGCACTCGCTATGTGGCATTAGGCCCTATTCACGAATTGCAATCCGCGTTCAGCGGCTTGTTCGACGAGCTTGAGGTAGTCTTCGAGGGTATTGCCGGTGTTCAGCTGCAATAGGCCGGTGCTTTGAAGCGCGGCTTGGAACAATCCTTGACGCGAGATACGCAAGTCTTTTGCAGCCCAATCAGCTTTCGACATGGTTTCACTACTTGCGGCTTTTCCTACGGTCCTTTTCACAGCGGCTACATGCGCCGCTTGCGCGGGCGTAGGTGCGTCTTGCTTCGGTGGCTCTACAACGGCTCCATTTGTTTTTTTAAGCAATGGCATCTTGTTTTTCCTCCAAAATATAGCCTTTAACATCACTCGCACGAAATACGGCTACTTCTTTATAGTTTTTGCAAACTTTCACTAGATTACTCGTTGGATCGCTATGCAACACTTGGTCGGCATCCAATGTGAAATTGCCGAATTGTGTAAATATTCTCATTTATTCCACCTCAACTGTGAATATATGCGCAGGATTACCGCGTCCTACTTTCTTCTGCCCTGCATAAGTAATCGTCACTGTTTCGCCAGTGTTCACATGCGCTAATTGGCGAGCCAACCGTGTCGGCGCAAAGGCATCGACCTTATCGCCTTCAGCGGGCTGTACTTCAGCTTTATTGGCCATGAACTTACATGAAGCATCCAATACTTGAAACGTATAGACTGGCTTTGCACCATATTGCGTCTTCACATCGCGCTTGCCCACGAGAATACCCTTGAGCATCGCTCCTGCTTCTCTCAACATAGCGGTTGGATTAAAGTCTCCTCCGCCACCATTTTCATCTGCGATTGTTCTACCCATTTCGTTTTCTCCTTTGGTCTTAGTTTGACCCAAATCGTCCATAAATTCCGACGATAGGGTAGTTAAAATTGTATCCCGCAAACAACGAAATATTATCTACATCTTTCCACGGTAAACGATAACCGACAGCGAGCATAACGCGAGGATGAATGATAGGATACGATATGCCCACTCCGGTTAAAAGTTCCGCATGGCGATAGTAAGCTATTTCCGTGGTCAGATATAGTTCCGTATTCTTTCCACCAATCGCACCGGACGCACCAAAGTCAAACGGCATTCCCATAACCTTTGGTGTAATCGTTGTCACAGTTTTATTTCCTTCTTTCTTGACTATGATAATGTTCCCATGTCCATAGTCTGGCAACTTTAATTTGCTTTCGTCAGTACGTCTTTTGGTTAAAGTCGTCCCATCTACTCCAGGCAGTGTGATCGTTGGAATAGGCCGCTTGAAATGCAACCATCCGACTATACCAGCGAGCAATGCTAGAATGGCTAAAATCTTATAACGTAATCGTATCATGGTATCTCCCGTGTGACTATAAACAACACCAGCGAAACAATCGCGAGCAAGTAGTGCCAAGGCTTTGGCGCGATCCATGCCGCACTAGTCACTGCTCCCGTCACCATTGCTAAAAGTATCTTCACGATTGTTTGGGTCCGTTGCCCGTATTACTATAGGCAAATGAGGCTATCGTTGTTCCCCAAATTCCCGCTTCCGCATATGTCATCGGCGGAAAATGGAAAAGAGGCAATATCAACCGGATAAGAATAACTACGCCAAACATATCAACCCATGTACCACCATCTAGTTTAGGCATTATACTCTCCCTTTTGCTATTGCCGCTTTACAATATTGTGAGATGAATTTTACCGCACGTTTTTTATATTTACTTACATTTCCTCTTGGAATATCTAGAATTTCTGCGACTTCAGATTCAGACTTATTCTCTCGCATAATTAAAAAATACACTTCTTTTTGTCGCCCTTGCAGATGTTCAATCGCTTCGCCCATTAAGAGTTGAGGAGTCGAAGGAGCGGCTATATCCGTTTCAGGCAATACATCGGGATTTGCTTGGGGATGTTCGTCCCATTCTTCATTGTTTCCAGTACGCCCATGCTGTCTAACATCATCCCAATAGGGTGAACTCTCACTAAAACTTGCATCTTTACTTTGTCTAACGCGAGTTTTTTGTGTTTTAATATACTTTGACATTAGCAACCTTCCTCGTCTGGCAAGTCAGCCGCGCAAACCTCACAGAGGCCTCGGATTTGGCGTATAGCGACGCCATCGAATAGACGACCGCACCCATTTCCTTGTCCATCTTCGCATAGAAAAGTTTCATCATTCGTTGTAACGTTTTTTAGCATGGTAGACTCCTCTCATTATAGGGGCCGATAAGGCCATTTTGCCGTACACCGTGTATTCCCATTGATTATTCGCCTTGTTCTAACTGGCGTCTCAAAAGCCGAACCGCTTTGCGCCGCGCACGGGCTGCCTTCTTGTTGAACATGAACACTTCTTGACGGAGATGTTTGCGGGCTAGCCGCGAACGCGTTGTCTTACAGTTTGGATACGATTTATAGTTCATTTTGCCTCCTCGGCGATTTCTGTTTTGACCGGCTGTGTTATGAGCCACACTTTTAAATGTCGGACCCCGAATGCTCGTTCTTCTTTTTGAGTATAGACAAAAACATCAACACTTTTTGTATACCGACGATTAAGACAATCGTTAACCAAACGAAAGCCCACCCCATCAATATACAAGCAATCACCGTAATGCAAAACCCCGCTATCAAGAAAGTCCTGAGATACAGCCACACCCAGTTCAGAAACGTTTTCATTGTTGGCCGTCCTGCAATGGTCGCGGCTCATACATTCTGGTTTCGTTTGCCACGGGACTGGCCGATAACTGGTCGCTATCAATGTGCCTAGCAATAGTGCTTTGATTATCATGTCGCACCTCGTAGTCCTCCGACGGCTAGACTTTCTTTTATTTTTTTCTCCGCGCGAAACTTGATTAACATTTCCATCACTGCTTTCATTTCTTCGACTGTTAAAAGATGACAGCGTATTCTATTGCATGTCCCACAACATGGTAAAACATTTGTCTTTTCATATCCCAAACTATTGTCGATACGGTCAAGACCGATCCCCGTCTCAAAATGAATGCGTCGACAATAGTAGCATGGGAGTTTTAAGAGAACAGTATAGTCTTCTTCGGATAGAGCCCAGATATGTTTGTGCATTTTAGCAATTTTTCTCGCCATTAAAAAGCGTCCGTGGGTAGTATGCGCCCACTTCTTATGAGCACTTGCACGACTTTTCCAATAGCATTTAATGCAAACACTTCTAAGATATGCTTTCTTCCGCTCTTTTCCGCCACGAAGATAGAAGTCTTTGCCGGTTTTTAACTGGCCGCAGACGGCACAAATCTTTTTAATCATTTCCCCGCCGCCTTGCGCCATTTTTCTAAACTCTTTCTATGCCAACAAGGGATTTCCATACAATCACATTCTCGCTCAGTAAAACATTGTTCCGCCGCTTCCAAACGGGCGAGGAGAGCTGTACCATCAACCGTACTCAAGGGCACGTGAGGACTATAATGCTTCAAGTTTTCTTTCAACCGCTTCAAATCATTATCAGTGAATGTATTCATTTTCCAAACCTCCTTCGTTTGATACAATCGTCGTTATACGCGAGACAATCTTTGATACTTTCGTAGTTGCATACCCATTGCTTTGTGGGCTCGTCCCATGCACAAGCCGCGCCGATTCCAATAGCTGGATGTCCCGTGAAGACATAGAGAATGAGATACAGAGTTTTAATAATCATTGCCTTCATCCCCGTACGCATCGTATAACTCATTGTCGTCATTGCCCCAGTCTTTTTCAAATGCGTACCAACGATCTGATTTAGCACAATTAAGCAACGCCGCGTCTATGCACTGTTGCGGCCTTGCCAGAAAGTCTTGCTCAGAAAACATCGACTGAAGCCGTAAAAGCACCCTTGAATCATTGGTAAAGCGTTCGCCTCTTATCGCATCTTCGGAGCATACAAATAATTCTCGACGAGAATCTAGAAACTTATTGAATATCCATATAGTTGCCTCTGAAAATATTTCGTAGTCCGTTGTCCATCCGTTCGTCACTTTTATTAGCTTGTGTTCTTCCATGTTATCCCCCTATCGTGGCATTTCGATATGACAATCTATACAAAACCAGTAAAAAACTTTTGCTCCTCCATCTTGCCACCATGTAAGTATTGCGTGACCATCTAAACAGTTAGAACAAAGTGCATATGGTTTCATATTATCCCCCCGAGCATGTATCGGCATATTGCCGCCGCTCGTCACCACAATGGATACAACGATATTCTTCCTCACCCATGTGACAACTTACAAACTGATATTGGTGTTGCCAACGTTCACAACTCATCGTATTACCCCCTTGTGGCGATTTTTGTTTTGGCCAACTCATTTTAGCCCTAACTGTTTGCGAAGATGCGATATTTCGCGTTCTTCATAAGATGATCCGATTTTTATATTTAATACCATCATATCTATCTCTTGTTCATGATGATTTACGTCAAACTTATAACCACTCGTCAGAAAGAATCGCTGCTTATCGATCCATCGGACTGTCACCCCTATATTTTCATGAGTAGCATCTAATCCGCTGTCACCGTCTTTTCCGTTAGTACCATTTGTCCCATTAGTTCCGTTCGCGCCACTAGAACCTTTTACACCTGCCGGACCTTGTATTCCATTTATTCCGTTTGTGCCGGGTTGCCCATTGACACCATTTTTACCGGCGGGTCCTATAGGACCTTGTATCCCTTGCGGTCCTTGTGGACCGACAGGACCTTGCGGCCCTATCTCTCCATCATCATCGGCATAAGCACGGCCAAACAATCCTAAAACTATGATTCCTATCACTAATGTACGTTTCATTTTTGCCCCCTTATGATTATCGTTAAATCGTCAATCATTTTTTCTAGCTCTTGTCGTGTGCTTTCGTCCGTCGCTTGTGTTAATAGTTGCCGCGCTTGTGCTCGTGCCTCATATGCTTTTGAGGCTACAAAGACGGGCCGCCCATTCGTGCCTATGATATGATCCCCTAGGCGGGTCTCTACTTTTTGTACAATCCGTGCTTTTACTTCGGGGTCCATAGGTATATATTTGCGAGTTATACTTACATTGTGGTATCTTCGCATATGCGCCGTTTGTCCGTCGACGCTACCGGCTAACAATTTATGGCAAAGCTGGCACGTCATTGCGGGGGACATTATTTAACCTCCGGCGTAATACCTAGTCGAGCTAATCCCTCTCGGGAGAATGTGCTACCTTCGCGATTAAATCCTTTTTCGTCATAGAATGGTGAAATGATAGTCCACATTTCAAACCATCCCCCTTTAAAATCAGACTGGGGACGTTCTTTACGCATGAGCGGCTTTTGTTTGGTTGGCATATTATGCTACCTCCTCGTCATTCATAACAGCATGAGCTCTTACGTCTAGCTCAATATCGTCTCTGATATCATTTACAGCGTCGTATAGTCTTTGCCACATTTCATTTTTGAGATTTAATTTAACATCATCCGGCATAGTAACAGTCATACCGTCTTCTTCAAAATGTTCTATAGAATCCTGTACCATTTCATCTACTAATTCTGAAAGATTCATATTGTTTCCTCCTTAGAATTTATAGCGTTGAGCACTAGCGTACTAGCACACTCGTCACATGGCACGGGATTTGGAATACGTACCCACCCTTCTATGTCTTTGAAGCACAAGGGACACATATACCATGGGCCCATGTTATTTCACCTCCGCGAGAAGATTGTCGAAATATTCTTGAGGTTTAAGACCAAATGCGCCACCGCGTGGATTCCATTGGTTGATATGGCGCGACGTTGTGCGGGACCAAAACTTTTCCGTTTTATATTGGTGCCAAGTCATTAAACCGTCTGCTGTTTGCTCGCGTACGAGCGCGGCCACTGGTGTTTTGTAGCTGAAAAGCACCGTCATTCCGTCCAGCTCCAGCTCGGTCATGTTCGCTCTTATCGGTGTTAGGTTCATTGTGTTATCTCCTTTTGTTTTTTGGTGTCGCTTTAAGCTTAACATATGTCGGACCTAATTGCAATGGGTCTTTTGGCTCATTTTAAATTGCCGTCAATCCCGCGTCTATCTTGTGACTCTTCATATATGGCGTCCGCGCCGCTTGTATAGCATCCAAGGCATTGCACGTCCTCGCCGTGGTGTCCGTGCGGATAGGCCACTTCGCGAGGGTCCGTTATCTCTTTGCCGCATGTCTCGCACGTTTCCACGTTTACCACTCCCCGAACGTACACACAACGCCGCATCCGCCCGAGCGGTGTTTCTCGCCGCTGAAATGCGCGTGTATTTCCGCGCTTGCTTGTGCGTCTCTTTGCTCACGAGACGGCCCCCAGCCTCGCCGCGCTTCCGCTCCGGCGGCCAGCTCTTGACAGCGGGGACATGCCGCATCATATCGTTTAAACACTCTCTCGCATCCGCTTCTATGATAGGTCTTTGTTTGGGTCATTAAATTATCCCCCAGTCTCTTAACGTTTCCACATCATCGTGATCCAGTCCGTATGGGCATTGGTGTGCCCATGCACTAGGTACTTCTATCGCTTTATCATTGTAGTCAGTCTTCGCTTGTCTCGTTTGTTTGCTCTTCGCTATCCATGCTTCCACTTGCTTCATTGCTTCTGCTTTCGCTTGTTTGTTGTCCATGCGTAAGGATATCACCAAAACGCTAGAATGTCAAGGGATAGGAAACAAAACGCATTGTAGTATATGAGAATTCGACATCCGATTTATTTTATAGCATCGGCGCGGCTACCCGCGACGTTGTACGGCAAAACGCTGTTATTGGCCCCTATAATGAGAGGGGCATACATTGCGTATGCTTCTTTTTCTTTTATCCTAGGCAATAGCGTTTAAGATTGTTCGCCCCTGGACGTGAGACACCAGTAGGCGGGGTCACTGAGGTGACATAATCCAAATGGCGGCAACGTCTATATGTCTCCTTGCGTTTTCTGTATTCTTTGTATGCTAGTGCTTATCCGTGCTAGTTATAGCGTTGAAAGTAGTGAGCTTGCAACGTTGCAAAGTAGGATAGTAAAAAACTAACATACTAGCTTGTTAGGTCACTACGTTGCTAGAATGCTAGCATATAATGCGTTTATTTCTTGATAGGCGCATTGTGCGGTAGATTTATAATACCCATTTATTCGCCCCGTATTCTGCCCACATGGGCCATAGTACCCAATTTATGATAGAAGAATCAAGTAGTTTTGCGGTAGGTGTTAAAGCAATGCAAGCGGGCATGGAATCCTTAACACCTGTTAACGGTGCGGGGATACCGTTAGCTAAGCTTAACAAGTCAACCGGCAGGCCAAAAGGTGCCCGCAACCTGCACGCCAAGCATCCGAGCAGTATATCCAAGGCATTCCGTAAAGCAGGGCTGAATTGGCAGGAAGACTTTGCCCGCGCTATCCTTGCAAATAATCGGGCGCGTATCAAATTATGGCTCCGGCTCTTGCCGTATCTTATCACCACGACAAACAAAGTACCCGTACGGAAATGGAAAGGCAGGGCAAGCAAGGCGGCTATAATTGCGCTGGATGCGCTAGAGGGGAGAGAATGAGCATACCGAAACAGTTTTGCGTTAAGGGTCATGACACCCATATTGTTGGCCGCACCACAAGCCGTGGTTGTCGAACGTGTGCTAACAAGGCATCGGATGTTTGGCGTAGAGCGCATCCCGACATGTATCGGCCTTGGCAACGCGCTAGCAAATGGGCTAGTCAAGGGATTAAAAATGTGGACGGTTCTAGATTTACTCCCGTCGATTACGATAGACAATATCAAATCCAAGGTGGGAAATGTGTTGGCTGTATGCGTCATCAATCAGAATTGAAGGAACGACTAAACGCTGACCACGACCATAAGACGGGAACATTTCGCTTTCTATTGTGCTCCGATTGTAATCATGTCCTAGGTATGGGGAAAGATAATCCTACTATTCTTCGGAGGTTAGCGGATGCGCTTGATAGCTTATCTAAAGAATCTCTTTAGCCCGCGTCCCGTTAACTTGTGTATCGTTAGGAAGTATCAAGATGCGAACGGTTATAATGTCGGGGAATTGTATCTAGAGCAAACGATTAAACGTAAGCATGACGAGCTACAAGGCTATACGATGATAGGCGTATCCTTGGATAGCTTCAGCCTTGACCTGCTCGGCTTGTATGAAGGGGCAAGCGACTGGCTGGATACGGACAATGATTTCTTGGCACCTATGCCGCCTAACATGATACGTGTCGGAGCATTGGACCCCAAGGATAACGACGAGGTGCGGCGCATGATAGCCAAACTTCCTAAGCGAGCCATGCGCGTCGTTGTGCAGAATAGATTCATTGAGCACGTCCTTGACTCGAAGCATTCCTAGGGTATGCGCGTGCGACCATAGCGAGTCGTCACATTCAGATGGGCCGTGTCTCATGTGTAGATGTCCAGAGTTTGCCGAGAGGGAAAGGTGGCCGAATGAGTGACAAGATCAAGCATGGTGATGGATGCCCATGCCATATTCCTGAATGGATACATGAGCTTTATGAGATGTATGGCGGGGGGCGAGGATGCTAGGCCACGACTTCACGGACATGCCGGGACGCTCAATGGAAGTAGGGGACAATCCCCACGAGACGGTTATGCTCATGCGTTGCAAGTGGTGCATGAAGACGCCCACGAAAGCACGCGAGGACGGATGTCCGATACACGAGCTGACAGAGAATGGCATCATCCGATTAGACGAGTACAATCCCGAGGGCCTGGACCGGTTCATGGGGCGCAAGTGCGTCACGTGCGGCGGGGAGATCATGCTGCACTGGCTGAGGGACTGCGCTGACAATGACCTGAATAGCCGATACTGGTGCGACATAAATGGCCTCGGGTGGAGTGAGGGGATCACCGGATGCGTGTACGATGTCGAGGGCATTAAGGTGCCGGAGGAGAAGGGGCGATAGCTTGGAACAGTACGTCTGCATGGACGACTATTGTCGGTACCGCTTCGAGGGGAAGCTGGGGCCGACAATGTGCCCGAAGTGCAGGAGCGTGTGGGTGGTTTGGGCCAGCTACCAGTTGCTATAAAGATAGCACAACGTTTTATTGATCTATTTGTAGCACAATAATCCCTAACGGGAAATAAACATCGGGGAGAATCGAAAATGAACGAAACACCTAATGCCGTACCGCAACCAGCCGCACAGCCGCCTGCCGCGTCTTTAAAGGACATTGAAGCCGTCCGTGACCTCTTTGCCCGCGCGCACGACTACATAGCCCAAGCATCGCATCCTGGGCATCTAGGTGGCAAGGTAGCGGAGGTGCTGAACTTCCTAGCGTTCCAGTACAATGATTTTAAGGTGCGGGGAGAGAACCTGGCGAAGCAGATCGAGGCCGCTGCGAAGGCCGAGCTGAGCAAGGTGAATGTGGACGAGGCCAAGAAGGCCACCGCCGCGTCCCTGTCGGACGAGCATGGCTCCGCCGAGGCTCCGAAGGCATAATGGACAACGGGAACCTGTCAAACATGCACCAAAGATGCGAATGCCACGCCTGCACGCAGGCTCGGGCTGGTCAGCTATGGCCGGTCGTGTATCCCGCGCAGTATTGGCCGCAGTGGACGTGCGGATATTGTGGGCGCGCTGGGTGCATGGGCCATGTTATATGCGGGCCGAACGGTGTGGCGAGCGGTCAGTTGCCGCCACAACAGACGTTTGTAGAGTAGCCAGTGACCGACGCCGAGAAGGCCATCGAGGCTTCCTGGCAGATAGGGCGGCTCTATGTTCACCTGAACCCGTCCCAGAAGAAGATTTATGACCGGTTCAAGCTGAGTATCGGCAAGAACTCCAAGTTCGTCGTCAACTGCTCCAGAAAGATAGGCAAGAGCGTCCTCGGCTTGTTCCTAGGGGCTGAAACGTGCATCGCCAACAAGAACGCCCTCGTGGCGTTCATAGCCCCCACCGTGGATGACGTGCAGGAGTACGTGCGGCAGCTCTACGATGTGGTGTTCGCGACATGCCCAGAGCACCTGCGGCCAAAGCTTAGGAAGACGCAACTCGTCTTCCCAAACGGGTCCAAGATACTTTTCAGGGGCGTGGGGAAGGGCGTGGGAACGTCCTACAACAACCTTCGTTCTTTTGCGTTCGACCTAATCATACTCGACGAGGCGGGCTTCTCTGCGAATCTTGATGAGATAGTCGATGGCGCGTTGGTGTCTACACTGATCCCGCGTAATGGCAACATGCTCCTACTGTCAACGCCTCCGGTCACTCCCGACCACGCGTTCAAGGGCTACTGCGACCAGGCCGAAATAGACGGGGCCTACATGAAGCTCACCATCCGCGACAGCCACTACTCGCTGGAGCGGCAGGAGAAGTTCATAAAGGACCTTGGGGGCATCACCTCCCACAAGGTACGGCGCGAGTTCTTTTGCGAGTTCGTCATCGACACCGACTTTCAGCTGTGCCCAGAGTGGAAGCCGGAGTATGAGAAAGAGATGCCGAAGACGGACAACTTCAAGTTTTGGTTCAAGTACGATGCGCTGGACCAGGGATGGACGGACAATTCCGTGTGCGGATTCGCTAGCGTGGAATGGGTTGGTGGGAAGTCAGTAATCGTGCTTCGGGATGAGGTTTGTATGAAGAGCCCCGAGCAGACCACCGATCTTTTGGCTGAGCGAATCATAGCGAAGGAGAAAGAGGTGTTCGCGGATGCGGAGATCAAGAAGCGAATAGCGGACAACAACACACCGTCGCTTCTTCAGGACTTCAATTTGCGGCATCATCTCTACTTCTCGCCCGTGGAAAGCAAGACCTATTTGGACGTTATGGTGTCAGATGTGCGTGAGCTTATCAAAGAAGGGCGTGTTTTCGTAAGTCCGAAATGCGTGCAGACGCTTGGCTGTCTCAAGAACGGGGTGTGGACCAAGACGAAGGGCGGGGCTCGGGGCAAGGAGTTCTCGCGATCAAAGACATTCGGCCACTATGATGGCTTCGCCATGCTGATGTACCTCGTGCGGAGCGTGGACTTGCTGACGAACCCGCTCCCACCGGCATTCAGGCACAACGAGGAGAACACCTTCATCCCCAAGAAGCTCTTGGAGGGTGACAAGGCGCAAACCGCTGAGATCATAAGCGCGGGCATGGACGCGGCAATGGCACAAGAATTCAACGTCAAAGAGCACGATGACAGCTATGACTAGCCAATATTGCGAGAAGATAAAGCATGGAGATACTGACGCCGAAGATTTTGCCGCTTTTCTCCATCACATTGGCTCATGTAAGGATTGTATTAGGCGTATTTTTAGTCGGATAGTGATTGAATTTCAGCAACGCGAAAACGGAGATAAATAATGGCCAGCGGCTCAATGAACTCGAAGACCTTCGGCGGAGAGCCGGACCAGTATTTCGCAACGCTACCGGTAGAGGACCTTCTATCAGAATGTGAGCGTCGCGTAAACGATTACCAGGACTATGCCCTGAGAACCGGCAAGCTGACCACGTGGCGCACCAACTGGGAAATGTGGATGCGCTCGGAGATGAAAATTGGCATCCGCTTTGGAGGAGATCGTGGACAATACAAACTCATCGAATCAAATATCTACCGATCTATCGTCACAGGTTTGGTTAGCACAATCGCAAATCAACGGCCAAGTTTTCAGCCCGAAGCCATCAATGATGACCACAAGAGTATGTCCCAGGACATCATCTTTGATTCCGTTTCAAACTACTATTTAAAAGCCAAGAGGCTTGAAGACTCGTACAAGATGGGCCTCACGTATGGCCTTGTCACGGGCGAAGGGTGGTTATTCGAGAAGTGGAACGCCGACATCGGCGAGATTGTGGATGTGACGACTGATCCCACGGGAAAGCAGGTGCCGATTAAGGAAGGGGACGTGGAGTTCGCCGTGTTAGGCCCGATGGACGTAATTCGCGACTACACGCGGATGGACACGAACAACGACTGGTACATTGTCCGTGAATATCTCAATAAGTGGGACTTGATAGCGCAGCGGCCCGACTTGACGGACGAGTTGAAGGGCTATAGTATGCCCACCACTCTCCAGCGGTTTCGATTTGGTCACATTGTAGATGCTCAGACATCCAATTCAGATTTGATTCCCGTCTACACGTTCGTTCACCGGAAGACAGCATCCTGTCCAGAAGGACGGCTCACTCAGTACATCGACGCGGAGACGTGGATACTCGACACTGCGCTCCCGTACGACGAGATTCCGCTCTACCCGATGATGCCGGACCAGACCCTCTTCAACAATTTTGGCAGCACTGTGATGACCTCATTGGTTAAATTACAGTATGCCTACGACAAGACGCTAAGCGTCATCGTGACCAATCAGCAAGCCTTTGCCATCACCAACATTGTGATTGATGAGTCTACGCAGACCAAACCTGAACAGGTGATCGAGGGCTTGAATTTCATAAAGACGAACATGAAGAACGGCGTGCCCGTGGGGCTGGAGTTATGCAAAACGCCAGCTGAGGTGTTCAAGTTCCTTGAGTTGCTGGAGAACCAGATGGAGAAGCTGTCCGGTTTGCCATCCATTCTTCGTGGGCAGGCACCGACGGGCGTGGAGTCCGGTACGGCGATGGCGTTTCTGCAGGCGCAGGCTCTCGTATTCAACAGCCCAATCCAACAAGCCTACATATCGTTTTTGGAACGGTCGGCTACCGGTCTGTTCAACATGCTCAAGTCCTTTGCCAGCACGAAGCGCATGATTACGATAGCGGGCGCGAGCAAACAGCCGTACATGGGGGAATTCTCAGGTGCCGATCTTTCAAATATTTCTCGTGTTATTGTATCTGCGGGCAATCCGGCCACAAGATCAGAGGCGGGAAAGCTTCAGATCGCACAGGACCTCATGGCGAAGGGGCTCATAAAGGACGCGAACCAATACTTCGAGGTGCTCACCACCGGCCAGCTCGATCCCATGACCGAAGGGCCCGAGGCCGAGAACATGCTCATTATCAAAGAGAACGAGCAGCTTCGGCGTGGCATACCGCAGATCGCCGCCCCGTGGGACAACCACGCGAACCACATTCCACAGCACTTCGTCATTATGATGGACCCCATGCTACGGCAGAAGCAGAACGATCCTGTGTTTGCCGCCACCATGCAGCATATTATGTCTCACGCGAGCTTCTTGTTTCCTGGCATCGCCGATATTACCGACCCTCGTCTCATGGCTTTGATGGGCAACAATGTGCAAGGTGCACCCCAAGGCGCACCCGCGCCGGAACAGCCAACGCCAGGGCCGGTAGCAAATCCTATGCCAGCCGGAGCCGCGCCAGTGACAAATGCCACACCTCCACTAGCCCAGGCAGCCGGAAACATAAAGCCGCCAAGAGCACCGATTTTGCCGAGAGCCACACCCCCGCTGACCACGGCTGCCGCCGCGCAGATGGGAAATGCTGCGCCGCCCAAAAAATAACCGAGGAGACAAGAAATGAATATGCAGACTGTTCCATTTGTAGACAAGCAGACGATCATAGCCGCCACCGCCGGTACAGGCTCTTTTGTGTATGACATGAAAGGGATAGATCGTGCCTCCCTTCAGCTGAATTCCACTTTTTCCATTGGGGGTTCCACGGGAGTAGTCACGCTTCAAGTCAGCAATGACGGCGTTAATTTTGTTGGATTCTCCACCGCTAAAACCGTCACATTTACCGGTGGCACCACGGACCATGCCTTGTTTGAGCTTGGTTCTATCGACTATGCTTTTCTACAAGTATCCTCCGCCGCTCCTTCAGCGGGTACATTGGCGTTGCAGGGCGTGTTGTATGGCACTGGCGGATCGCAGGTCTGGTAAGTAAGATGGAAGCGCAAGACATCATCGTCATAGGCGTCATCAAGCGTGAGTTGGCAAAGGAAGGCGTTGGAGACATACAAGCAGAACGTATTGGTAAGGCTGTCGTGAGGGCTTTAAAGGCGTTAAATGCCACAAACACCGTCACAAACAGATACATATAATACAGCACTAGATATTTTCGACAAAACACATCCACTTCGCGTGGATATGGACGAAAATTTAAAGGTCGTCCTGGCCTCTGGTAGTGTTGACATTGGAAAAGTAGATCAAGGATTGGGCGGCACAAGCCCTTGGCTTGTTTCAGTAAATAATTTTCCTGCATCGGTGGCAGTCACCGGTCCTTTGACAGATGCCCAATTACGAGCCACGCCAGTATCTATCACCGGTACAATAGCGGTCACTCAATCTGGCGCATGGACGACAGGACGCACGTGGACGCTTCTCAACACGACGGACTCCGTCAATGTGGGGAACTTTCCGGCCACGCAACCGGTAAGCGGAACAGTAACAGCTAATCAAGGTACATCCCCTTGGGTTGTATCGGGAACAGTCTCCCCGTCTACAGTAAGCAGTTCGGTATTGACCAATACATCTGCGTCAACCTCTAGTGTTACTCTTTTAGCTTCAAACGCAAGCCGTAAGATGGCCACGATTTACAATGACTCGAACAGTGTGTTGTTTGTGAAATTTGGCACTACTGCGAGTTCAACAAGTTTCACCGTTAAGATGTCTGCCAACTCATACTATGAGTTTCCATCGCCTGTCTATACTGGGCAGATAGATGGTATATGGACCGTTGCTGTTGGCGCAGCCAGAATGACAGAACTAACTTAGGAGAACAACATGGGCCTATTTACAAGTGATGTAACAGTTGAAGGCGGAAGCACAAACGTACCAATTAGCGGTACAGTAACGGCTAATCAAGGAACAGCCGCTGCTCCCGCCGGATCATGGACTGTTGAAGTAACCGACGGTACTAATATCCTAGGTACATCAGCACATCCTCTTCAGGTATCATCTGCACTTTCTAGTACTTCTACTTTAACTCGTGTTACGGCTTCTGCCAACACGAATATTCAGCTAGTTGCCGCAAATGCCAATCGTAAGAAGGTTATAATTTGGTTTCCTTCGGGTAATAATTCCACTTACGTAAAATTTGGCGTAACGGCATCTGCTACCAGTTACACGTATGTTATTCCGACCAATAACAGCAGCCTTACTGAAACAATTTGGCAAGGTGAGATTGACTATTTTGGTCCGGCACAAACGATTAGTATTACAGAATTGACATAATGGCGAGCTACTTTAATTTAAAGGTTATAGTAGTGGCGGATATGAATAATCCAGTGGAAGTGACAACATGGCTTTCGACCTTAAGCTCATCTAACACAATATATGGGATAACTTCACAAGCTGACATATTTTACATCGTGTACCATTAATGGACTAAATCAATGCCTCTTGATTCGACAAATGTAGCACAGGAAACTAATGGCAATTTAGACGCTATAAAAGCCGCACAGACTGATGGTACTCAGAAGACGCAGGTAACGAATTTTCCCGCTACACAGCCCATCAGTGGTACTGTTGATATTTCAGATCGCGAAGCCAGACGAATTGGCCGAGTAACAAACCCCTTCTATGGTGCTCCTGTTGTCGTGGACTCCAGCGGAAATCTTCACACTGGAGTGTTTGTTGGGGGCACTTTTGCCACTCTTCAGACCGGTACATTTACAAATTGGCCGACGATAACGCTTTTTGACGGCCTAGATCGCGGAAGTTCCGCTGTGAACCAGGGGATTGACTGCGGAGCCTTTGGCGTGAGCACGAATTTCACCGTGGAGTGTAAATTCTCCCTGAGAAAGCTGGGAGTGACGCAGGTTATCCTAGGCACAGCTGACGATGCCCAGATGAACTTCCAGATTTTCATAGACGCGGCCAATAAAATCAATGGACGCGTGACCGACGGCGGAGCGACCATTCAGACAATCCAATCCTCGGCCATCGCGCTTGGGAACCATGATGTTGCAATGTCTTATGACGGGTCAACCCTGCGGCTGTATGTGGACGGCACGCTTATCGGAAGCGGCTTGGCTGTTTCATCGCTTCAAATGTATAATGGAACTACGCACTTCTGGATCGGCAAGTCGGGGGCGACCTCAAGTTTTCCCTTCAACGGCGGCATCAATGAGGTCCGCGTTTCCAGCAGTGCTCGCTACATCGGAGCCTCGTATACAATTCAAAACACGCAGTTCGGCACGGACGGCAGCACAACGGCCCTTTACCACATGGACGTCGTTGATGCCCCGATTAGTTCCCTGGACCAGGACATATACGGCTCTGGAGAGGTCCTGGCAGATCAGGCGGGTGCTGGCGCGGCTCTCACCTTCAGCTTTGTGAACGGTCCTGTAGTGTTGCTGTGGGTGCGTGCAGACGGCGGCCAGGCACGACTTGACCCATTCGGCGGTACGCCCACAGCTAGTATCGGCATCCGATGCGATGATGGTATCCCGAACCCAATTACGATTAAAACAAATAAAGTGAAGGTGTTCGCCAATAGCGGGACAACCGTACAAGTGTGGGGATTCCGGTACTAACATGGCAAAGATTTTTCCGATCATAAAGAAGGTCACGACCGTGGTTGGAGGCGGACTCACAGACGCATTCAAGCTGAACATCGTGGCTGCCGACTCAAACGCGACCCCGACCGACAATGCATCGTTTCTTCTGAAGTTGTTGGAAGCGGACTCGAACAATGCCCCGACAGATGCCGCTTCGCTCAAGTTTCCCGCCGGAGATTTCGGAGATTCAAATCCTGCACCGACGGATGCCCGAACAGTCACGCTTCGTGTTTGGTTATCTAACTCTGCGGGTACAGGCGTCACGAATCCCGCGAATGCCAATGGAGCGAATGATGGCACTTTTGCAGTTTTACAAACCACTATCGGCGGATCGGCGACAATAACGATGACTTCAGACATAGGATCAAATATCGGTACGATCACATTTTCGACTGTTCTATATCGCGGCTGGTTTAACCTGACGACGACCTTGCTGACGAGCACTGTATCAATCATTGCACACTCATCCTCGGCTCTTTTTACGGATATAACTATGTTTACGTTTTCTGGCCTTAACGGCAACGTGAACCACAACACGGGAGATTTTACCTTTGATCTGTTCGCCGCCGGTGTGAATACCTTGGCAAAGTTGCAATCGTTGCAAATTCTACATAGGACGAATGATGCTGTTGCAGGTGTGACCCCAGCCGTGTTAAATGTCGACGCTGGAGCAACGGACATTGTCGCTGTTATTTAATGACTATCTCGCCGTGTACGGGGGTTACAACAGTCGTATTTACCGCTCAGGATCAGGCGACATATAACGCCATGATAACGTGGGCGACGACTTACTCGAAGGAGTATACGCTAACGAAGGCGAACCCTGGAAACCAAACGGTAACTATCCAAAAGAAGGGGACATACTCATGGCCACTTGCCTGACGTACATCAAGATCATCGGAGCGGATTTGGATGAGTACAACCTCTGGAAGGACCGCCTCCAGGTGGCGATAACAGACAAAGGTTTTGTAGTCGACCAAGATGATCCGAGCACATTCTTATATGCCATACGGCACGAGGATACGATATGAGCGAACTTAAGTTGCACGACAAAAGCTGCGGTCTCAAGGGCCACTGGAAGCTAGAGATTTATGAGAATGATACACGAGACAAGCTTCTGAAGGTCATCGAAGGCGATAATTTGATAGTGACAGTTGGCAAAGATTTATTATTGGACCGACTTTTCGCTCTAAGCGGTCCCCCTGCAGCGGTCGGCAACGTGGGCGTCGGAACCGACTCCACAGCTGCAGCCGTCGGGCAGACCAAGCTGAACCCCTCTGTCTCTGGCTCCGTTTTGATTCAAACTGCCGACGCGGGCACCTCTCGAACCGCCGAGGTCGTCACCATCGTTTCGACGTTCGGGACTGGCGTGGCGAACTTTTCATGGAATGAGCTTGGATTGTTTAATGGCAATACTAATGGAACATCTACGATGTTTAATCGTATTGCTCCCATTGGACCATTCAATAAAACATCCGCAGTTAGTATCATCGTTACTGTTACAATAACCCAGTCATAAGGAGAATTTAAATGGGATCAGGACCAAAGCCATATGCAGTTGTGTTTGATTCAGATTTAGGATTGCAATACGTTTTTGAAAGCGGGCTCGTTCAAATTCCAGAGGCTCCTCTGAATGCTATCACTGCATTGACCGGAGATGTGACCGCCACCGGTCCAGGCTCAGCAGCAGCTACTATTTCATCGGCAACTGTTACTGGGAAACTTTTGACAGGGTACATTTCAGGGGCTGGAACAGTTGCAGCTACCGACACTATTTTGCAGGCAATCAATAAGTTAAATGGCAATACTGCATTAAAGCAAGCCACTCTTTCTAATGTCCTGTCTAGCGCAAGTGTGGGCGGTGCAGCCAATGAAGAGTTGACCATTGCCGGACTTCTGACGACTAGCACGATCTATGCCGTTACTCAATCAGTGCCAGGCGCAAATAATGTAGCTATGATTGGATTCACGAATGACACGAACGGTTCTCTCAAGATTATTTGGACAGCCAATCCAGGTGCAGGTGCAAAAGTTGTTGTTACATTTATCTAAGACTACTGTAAAAAAGGAGAAATCAATGTCTAAAACAAAAGTCGGGGAAGAGGCTGTTCCGCAAGCAGAGGCGGTAGTCTCTCTTGCGTTTAGGATAAAACCACACGGAGATAATTTGTTCTCGGCAGAGATTCTTCTTCTCCATAATGATACAGTTGTGGAAAGACGGAACGGTATAGCCACCACGCTTGGGCATGCCATTGGGGCCGCAGATGACCTCATGGATGGATGGGCGTTCAATGAGATTGAGCAAAAGGCGGAAGATTATTTTCACAACGTTTATCTATAGATCGGGGAGAGAACAATGAAACAGAATATACCACTGTATTTGCTAACGATAGCTTTATTGGCCGTCGCCATTTATCTTCGGTCGCCTATGACTGCAATAGCCATAGTGGGTCTCTGGGCCGTACAGGCATCAGAGGCCGTTTTGACGCGAAAGAACAGGGACGCGGACATCGCCGATATGATGGCGACGATAGCAGCTCATAAAGCAAAAATGGACACGTTAACGAAGGACATAACCAACGTCGCCGAACGCGCCAAGACAATTCTTGGTGACGTATATTAAGGGGAGACCAAATGGAAAATGCAAACGCCACACCCGCTGCACCAGCAGTATCTAGCGACGCGAGCAACGTATCCGCCCCCGCGTCTAAAGCCGATGCCTCAGCTCCTGCACCGAAGGTTGATGCCTCGCCAATCGTTAAGGTTGACGAGAATGGCGTTGCTCTCGATTCTGCAAAGAAAATATATAAGCTGAACGTCAATGGTAAAGATGTTGAATATGACGCCTCTAATGAGGACAAGTTAAAAGCTGACTTACAGAAGGTATTCGGAATAGAAGAGAAGGCTCGCACTGCTGCCCAGAAGGTGGACATGGCAGAAAAGCTTCTAGGAATGTTACAGTCTGATCCGCTTGGGTTCGAGAAGCAATGCAGACTCCAGGGGATTGATGCAACGAAGCTCGCTACGGAGATTCTCTACAACCAACTTCGCCTTCAGAATATGACGCCGGAGCAGCGAGAACTTGAAGAATACAAGGAACGTGAAGCAGAAGCCAAAGCTTTAAAAGAACAACAGGAAGCCGAGGCAAAAGTCGCAGAAGCCAACAGGAAAACCCAGGAGTGGGCGCAGAAATTCGAGAAAGAATGCGAAGTTGCATTGAATGCGAACCAAATCCCGAAGACGCGCCTCAGCCTCGCCCTCATCGCGCAGTACATCGACGCGGGCTTGTCCGAGAAGAAGGAATACACGGTGGAGCAAGTGCTTCCCTATGTCGCCCGAGACTTGAAGGAAATTCATCGCTCCACGATGGAATCCTTGGATGGTGACGCCCTCCTGAACTACGTGGGTGAAACGCTGTCGAACAAGATCGCGAAGGCTCGCGTTGATCGTTATAAACGCACCACGGCCAATCCAGTGCCGGAGAAGAAGACGGTCAATCCCAATCCGCAGAACAAGGTTGACCTTTCCAAGCTGAAAGGGAAGGCCTACTGGAAGGCACTTCGGCAGAT